TTGTATTAGTGGATCCGGATACTCCTATTGTGTATCGGGTTGTATTATCATCATATAATCTTACGTTATAGCAATATATTGCATTTCGGGAACCTGAATTGATTAATGGGCCTGAGAATACGTTGGTTGCTGTGGTTGAGGTTGATGATATTGAGTTATTAGTTGTAGTGGCTTGTAATTGGCCTATTACGTTTATGATACCAGCCGTTGTTGAATTAATACCTACCGAGGTTGAAGTACCAGCTGTTACATTTCCTGTAATATTAATGGTTCCTATAGATCCGTTATTTATACCATGGCATGTAGCTGCACTACCTCCATTAACATTTCCAGTAATATTTACTGTCCCGATAGATGTATTTGATATTCCAAATCCAGATGTTGCACCAACAGAACCTCCTGTTACATTTCCTGTTACATTAATGACTCCATTTGAGTTGTTAACTACAGCGATACATGCAGTTTGATATATTCCGGATGTTATATTGCCTACTATATTGATAATACCACTTGAAGCATTTAATACGCCGTAATTTTGAAGATTTGAATTTGAAGGGCATGTAACGTTGCCTAGTATATTAATAATCCCCGTTGAACTATTTGTTATTGTCACAAAACCAACTCCTGTAATTGCAGGTTGTTGAACTTCTCCTGTAATATTAATAGTGCCGCTATTAACATTTTCTAAGGTATTTCGGGTTTGTAAAAATGTTGCTATAATTGAAATAGAACCAGTATTATAATATTTTATAAATCCACTAGTTACAGTTGCCCCGGAACTGTTTATTCCGTTAGGAGTTGCTGTTATATTATAATCTGAAAATATATTTAATTGACCACCTGCTACAGCACTACCCGTTGCTATATTTCTAATACTCCTTACAATAATGTTTTGATCTAATGTTACCATTTGATTATTTAAAAATACATCATCAGATGCAGTAGGTATTAAACTACCACTCCATATTGCGGAATTACTCCAACTTCCCGAATTTATGGGCCATCTATTTGGCATATTATTTTCCTTTAAAGGCAGCAATAGTTGCTGCTGTAGTTTGTACTGTTGCTATATTTTGTAAACGAGCTCCAATTGAATTGGAACCGGTTAAACTTGATACTGCATAATCTAAAATGTCTTGTGGGGTCAATATAGCAGAACCTGTTATGTTATCCACGGGTACTCCGTAACGAACAGAACCTGTTGAAGGTACTACCATTGAACCAGAAAATTGGTTTGTCCCACCATATAAACTTCCGCTTCGTACATTGGTTTGGGTGGGTAAACTTGAGGTAAATGCAACATCATAAAATGTTACATCTTTTGGAAATGTATCGGATTGTAAAGTGTATGTAGGGGTTGAGTTTGATAGGAGTTGTATACGTGGTGAAAATATTGGGTTAAATGTATTAAATCCTGCTCCCATAGTTGCTACACGTACTAAACCAGATGTTGAAGTTGAAGAAATAAATGGACCTGTAATTGAACCGGAATAAAATAAATTACCTGTTACAATTGTTGTGCTAGCACCAGTTGTAGATATAGGAATACCAACACCCTTTTTTTCTATACTACCTAATATGGTAATAGTTCCCGTGCTAGTGTGAGAGATATTATTTCCACCTGCAGGTTGTCCTAGTATGTTTCCAATTACGACTATATCCCCAGCAGTAGCTTTAAATATAGTTGCAGGGGCACCAACAACTCTCCCTATTAAACTTCCAGAAATAAATATGTTTGAGTTTCCGGATGAATTATTTATAGTAACAGAGGAAACGTCACCTTGATATACACTACCCGTAATAATAAGTGTATGTGCAGCCGTTTGCATGTTAATCGGATTATTAGCGGCATTTGCTGTGAAGTTATGATGATAAACATCTCCAGTAATATTAGTTATACCAGTAGAAGTTGTTGTAATACCATTAGCTCCATTTACACTTCCTAGGCCAGGTGCACCTTCTACATTTCCAAATATTCGTAATGTGCCTGTTGAAGAATGTTGTGTTGCCCAACCGTTGGACGCAGCATACGCAACACCTGACACGCTTCCTGAGATAGTTACATTAGAAGAGCCAGTCATAAGTAACATATTTCCAAACCCACCAGTACTAGTAGTATGATTTCCAGGCATTCTCATACTGCTGCTTATAATAGCAGAATTTGATTGAGATATTAAAAGCAATGAAGATGATGCTTGTGGTGCATAAGGCCATATTCCTGGGAGTGAGCCTGTACCATATGCTATTACAGTAACGCCATTATTTAAAACAAAAACTCCACCACCTTGTATATTTATTGAACCTGATCTAGCACTTGTAAGTTGTGTTACTGTAATATCAGTATCAATAGTTACTCTTAATTGGTTCGGGGAAACAACATCAGATCCAGTAGGTAAACCTAATACCCCTCCGTTATTCCATGTTGCTGTATCTGACCAATTTCCATTTATTACTGCCCAACGAAATGCCATATTATAAACTTCCTGTTAATGCAATTAATATTCCGTCTGATGCAACTGTTGCTGTGTTGCTTAAACGTGCTCCTAAACTATTTGAAGCAGTTAAACTGCTTGTTGATGTGTTCCACACATTTTGTGTTGTAAATGAAGCAGAACCTGTTACGTTATCTACAGGTACTCCTTTAAGTACAGAACCGGTAGGAGGTATTGCTACTGTTCCTGTGAATTGGTTTGTATCTCCAAATATGGTTCCTTGTCTTACGTTTGAGGTAGATGGAAAATTACCTGGATAATTTTGTGTGTATAGTGTTCTTTGTTCTGCATATGTTTCTGTATCAAAAGTCCAAGTTGGGGTTGAACCTGATAGTAATTGGAATATTGGGGCATATACTGCATTTCTATTATTTTTATTATAAAATGGTCCTGTTAAAAATACACTAGGAACATTATTACTAATAAATAGTCCCGGGAAATTTATTCCTGCAGATATTGGGCCTAATATACGTATAGTACCTGTAGTAAGTTTATAAAATGCAGCAGCTGTTGCGGTGTCTGCAGTTGTAACACTCCCAGAAACTGTTATTGTCATTGATGTTGCAGCATTAATGTCTTGTAAAGCCGGTGCATTAGTTCCTAATAAACTTCCTGTTATAGTTATAGTAGAAGTACCACCATTTACTAATAATGCAGGTGCACCTGCAGATGTTAAATTTCCATTAATGTTTACAATATTGTTATTCGATAAGAGTAGTGCAAATGAATTAACAACGCCTCCCGTTAAATTACCCGTTATATTGATAGTACCACCAGTTGTTGATTGTATAACAGCATAAGCTGTAGCTAAACCACCACCACTAATATTACCTATTATATTTAATGTTCCTCCCCGATTAAAAACTATTCCATTTGAACCATTTTGCGCATATACAAAAACATTTCCTAATACATTTAATGTTCCTGTAGAGCTGTGTATTAAGCCAGTACCATTACCACCTGCAGGTGAATTGATACTTCCGGTATAAGTTAAATTAGCAGATCCTGTTAAAATTATGGCGGTATGGTTAAATCCAACATTAGACATAACAGGGCAACTAATAGTTGCTGAGTTTGATCCTGAAATGATAATCATTCCTGTTGTTGAATTTCCGGGTAATATTAAACTGGTTACTGTTGCTGTAATTCCATTATTAAGGTAATAGGTTCCTCCATTTGTAACACCAGTAATAGTTCCGCTTTGTAAACTACGTACTATTATATCGGTATCAACGTAAACAGATTGATTATTAGCATATACATCATCTGAAGCCGTTGGTATCAAACTACCGCTCCATATGGCTGAGTTGCTCCAATTTCCTGATGATATGGGCCATCTATTCGGCATAATTATACTTTAAATGATGATATGGTAGCTCCTACTGTTTGTACAGTGGAAGCTCCGGTTAATAAATTTCCTATACTACCCGAGGTAGTTAATGTTTGTGTTGCTACATCAAACATATCTTGTGGGGTTAAAATAGCAGAACCTGTTGTATTATCTACAGCAACTCCTGTTTTTACTGTTGTTGGATCAGGCATTTCAAGTGAGCCAGTTAATCCAAAGTTATATTGTGTTCCTTTTCGTACATTTGTTTGTTGAGGTACTCCGGGAAGTTGATTTGAAGTGTATAGTGTTTTTGATACACCTACTGTTTCTGTATCAAAACGCCATGAAGTTGAGATAGGTTCTAGCATTTGCATACGATATGCATATACGGCATTGAATGAACCGGTATTGAAAAATGGGCCTGTGAATAGGTTTGTTGCTGTAAGTCCTGTTGATACTAAACCATTGTTATTTGATGATGGTGTCCAACTAGCACTAATAGGCCCTCGTACTACTATAGTAACACTAGCTGCTGTTGAATATATTCCAGAATTATTTCCTCTAGAATTAACACTACCAGTAACAAATATAAAACCATTACCTGAATTAGTAATACCATAACATGCAGAACCGGCTCCTCCATCAACACTACCTGTGACTATTATATTATTGATGGATGAATTAAGAATTCCAGGGCTATTATTTCCAGTACTTCCAGATACACTACCAGAAATGGTAATAGTAGCACCGTTTCCAGCAGTTATTCCAGCATTATTAGTACCTACAGTTCCAACACCACCTTTAACTTGTCCGTTAACATATATACTTGCAGACTGCACAGCTATGATTCCATAGCATGTACCACCGCTTCCGCCAGTTACATTACCTTGAACTGAAATAGTTGAATTTGATGCTGCATATACTCCATACCCATTTGCGCCGCCACCAGCATGAGCAATAATAGACCCAGTTACAATTAATGTAGTAGGAGTAACCATCCAAATACCAGCACCACCTAAACCTGATCGTGGGCCGGCATCAACTGATCCGCTAATTAATATAATACCAGTTGAGGTACTTAATATACCCATACATGCTTGGCCGTTGCCAGCAGTAGTAACGCTACCTGTTATATATAAATTTGATGCGTCTGACATCGATACAGCTAAATTGTTATTACCGTTGGCAGTTGTTATTGATCCCGTTATATAAGCAGTATTAGATCCGGAGATAGTTACTGCTGCACGTCCTGTACCTCCAACTAAATAATTTCCAGCATTACCTCCATTAATTGTAGATTGTACTCGTATACTGTTGGTTAGAAAAAATGTCCCTCCAGATGTTACACCTGTAGTGTTAATGTTATTTAATGAATTAACAATAATATCTTGGTCTACAGTAACTAATTGATTATTAGCATATACATCATCTGAAGCTGTAGGTATTATTGACCCACTCCAAATTGCTGCATTGCTCCAATTACCTGATGTTATGGGCCATCTGTTCGGCATTTATAGTCCTTTTTCTATTATAAACTGTTGAATCGTTGTAAGTATGTTATATGCAGCTGTTTCAGCCGGTATATCTTCGGATTCAAATACATCCAAATAAACTACAGGACGATCATGTCCTTGTAATACATCAGTAACACCTTCCTCTGTTTCACGGTACGGAGTTAATCGCATTGCAACACTTGCTCCTACACTAGTTTCTCGAACTATAGGAGAAATTGCTAAATTCACAGTATAGTATGGGTATTCAATTCCATCTACTACAATTGGATTTGTTGATTGTATTGGCATAACTTTATGAATATGTGTATGAATATCTATTTGTCCAAGCTGCGCTTGAAGTTGTTTGTGTTAAAGTAGCACCTGATGATGATATGGAAAGTCTTGAAATATCCCAAACATCTGCTGATTCTGATGAACCACTTACTGCATCTCCTAGATATAACAGGTTAATGTTTGGATCAAGTGAGGATGTATAATCGCTTCTGCGAATATAAGTTGTTCCTCCACCACCACCACCATTTAGAGCAAATGATGCTGTTAATGCATATGAAGCACTTACAGAATTTAAAACATATGATGCTGTTTGTGCTGTTTGAACGTATGAAGCCGTTTGAGCTATTTCAATATATGAAGCTGTAATTGCATATGAACTGCTTACTGCTTGTAAAACATATGATGCACTTATAGCATTGTTTGCCCAAGATGAAGTTCCAAATAATGATCCAGTTATACCAGCTGTTACTGTTAAACTACCTGTTATAATTGTGGTTGAAGCACTTGAATATATTTGTGAATCATCTAAATGATCTCCACCGTCTGAACGAGGGATACGCCATTTAGTTAGATTTGGTTCGTCACCTAAAGATCCAGTATTGCGAGGACCAGACAATAACATACCTCCAGTATATGTGGCTCCATCTACGTTTTCGTAAACCCAATGATTATGTAATGAATCCCATGCTAAAGATGCAGATGCCGTTGAAGAACCAGAATCGTATACTTTTAAACCACCAAAACGTTGAGCCGGTTCAAATACATTTACCGAAATAAATGAAGCAGATACTGCTAGTTGAGATGCTGTGATGTATGTAAATGAAGATGAACCATATATAGTTACACCTTGTAGTACTGTTAAGCTACCTGTAATTAAAACATCTTGATTTAATGTTTCAACATATGATGCTGTTTGAGTATATGATGATGATATTGCGTTTAAAACATATGATGCTGTTTGAGCATTTTCTACATATGATGCTGTTATAGAATTTTCAGCCCATGAAGCTGTACCATATAAGCTACCCGTTATACCATCATTTACAGTTAAAGATCCTGTAATTTCAACATTTCCATCTCGTGAAATTGGATTTGAACCTGTCCATTTAGATGAAACAATCCCTGTTAAATTTGAACCATCACCATAAAATGATCCTGTAAAAGAACCAGTATTATATGAAGATGTAAATTGATCAAATGAAGATGTTAAAACAAATGTACCTGATACTGCTGTAAATACTGGGTCTGTTTCATTGTAATATGAAGCTGTTTGAGCTAATTCAACATAGCTTGCTGTTGAAGAATATGAAGCACTTTCCGCATTTAAAGCATATGAAGCTGTTAAAGGAACATTAGCAGCATATGAAGCTGTTAATGCATATGAAGCACTTTCTGCATTTAAAACATAAGATGCTGATTCAGCAGTTCCAAGTAAGCTTCCTGTAAATCCACTTATGCTAGTTACACTGCCACTAAATATAGCGGGACCGATATTGATAAATGTTGATGAACCCGATACAATTAGTGAACCCGTAATTTCAACGTTTCCTTCACGTGTTATTGGATTAGATCCAGTCCATTTAGATGAAACAATTCCGGTTAAATTGGAACCATCTCCATAAAACGAACCTGTAAATGAACCCGTGTTGTATGATCCACTAAATGTTTCAAAACTTCCAGAAAGTAATGATATACTTGAACTGTTGTTTAATATATTTACATCAAATGAAGCACTATCTAAATAATATGATGCTGTAAATTCATTAAATGAAGATGTTAATACAAGTGATCCTGTATCTTGGGTTATACCAGCTTGCCCTTGAGGTCCAATAGATGAAACAGTAACAATATTGGTAACAGGTTGGGTAACTTCAATGTTTATACCTAACTTATCGTCCGTTATAGTAACTTTTCCATTAGCATCTTGTAAAGATACATTGTTGTTGTTTTGGTTTACATTAATTGAATTAGCCATTTAGAAACTTCCTAAAGTTACATTTTTAGATAATTGTACTTGTCCTTCAAGCAATCTAGTTACTACATAACAATGTCCACTACCCGTAGCAATTTCTAAATCATATACACCTTGAGTAAAGGATAATTGTGATGATGATTCTGCGGAAATGTATACTCCTATGGTACCTGATGTAGGTGGGTTGATCGAATTAGATCCACTTAAATTTAAACCGGTTCCACATGGGTCTAGGCTAGAGGATAATGTAATGTATACTTCACTAGATCCAACACTTGGTCTAATTTGCATCCTGGCTTGATATCCTGTTAAATCAACTGGAAGGTTATCAGAATCAGTGTATGCTATTTGAAAATTAGTTGTAGCACCTTGTTCAATTACAAAAGAGTATCTTCCTGCAGCCATTATTTTTGTTATAAATATGGCTAACCTCTAAAAGTTTTGTATACTTCAAGTATTTCGTCTACGATAGGATGTCTATGATTTTTCTCTAAAGTAACCACATTAAATCCAGTTACATCTTTCATATGTTTGCATACGACATCAAATCCAGAAGTTTTTCTGTCTTTTAAATCGATTTGAGCATTATCACCACAAAAAATCATTTTACTACCATCACATATACGAGTTAATAGTAACTCGGTTTGGTTGTCTGTTAAATTTTGTGCTTCATCTACTACAACTAAACAGTTAGTAAAATTTCTACCGCGCATAAATGATACAGGTACGATTTCTATTTCGCCTTCTGCAATACATTTTTCGATTTTTTCTTTACTGTATAATCGATGCATATTTTCATATACTGGGGCTGTAAATGGTGCTAATTTTTCATTAACATCACCAGGTAAAAACCCAATATCTTGACCTGCTACTACTGTTGGTCTTGTTATAATTATTTTTTCAATTTCTTTACTAAATAAAAGATCAAGGGCAACATTAGCCGCTAATAATGACTTACCAGAACCTGCTTTACCTCGTAAAATAGTTATAGTATTGTCTAGAATTTTAGCTTTTGCTACTTTTTGTTCTTCGTTTAATGAAATGTTAAACTTAATTGGACCTTTTGGTTTTCTTTTATCCTTGAAGATTTTTTGAGCTTCAGGAGTGCGATTGTAATCTGTCATATAACTATATTTGTTGATAAATATTATAGGAAAACTAAAAAAGCCGAACTTTCGTTCGGCTCTTTATTTTTTGGTTTTTTACTCTATTATAGAGAAGACAAACCTGATACGAATACACGACCATAAAATTCTGGACGAATCATTTTCTTAGCGTAACGAGTCAATAAACCTTTACGTGGAGTAAACGTTTCTGGGTCATACACCAATGGAGTCATGATTAATGGAACATATGGAGCAAATACAGCACCTGTTTCAAGGAATTGAGATCCTCTATAACCCATCAAGATAACGTTTTCAGTCATATAAGGGTTTTTATAAACAGTGTAACGGTTGTTCAAGTTACCTGATTTTTGGATACCGAATGCGTAAGACGATTTAGTTACATCACCATCAGAAGTTGAAGCAAATCCTGGGATTGATTCCAATACAGTTGCTACTGATGGAGAACATACTAAGAAATTTGCACCACCACGTAGTGTTTTTTGGTGAATCTTGTTAGACACTTTTTGGAATTTGGTACCCAAAGTTTGGAACCATTGACCTTGTGTGTTAAAGAATCCTAAATTATCATATCCTGTTTTAGCAGCGTTTAATGACAAGTTATTTTGTGCATTCCAATATTCATCAGCAGCAGAAGCATCTTGAATCAACATATCTAAATTCTCTAAATCGATTTCTAGAGCGATATATTCAGACATGATTGAAGTTAATTCAGCTTCAGCATCCAATGATTGGTATGCATTTAAATCTTGTGCAAACTCTGGTGTCCATTGTGCTTTCAATTTTCTTGTTTTAGCAACAATAGCTTCAGATTTCATTTTGATATCAATAGACGGGATAGCTAATGCGTCCGCAGCAGTTGATTCAGCATTTGGATAACCACCACCTAAAGGATTAGATCCAGCACTAGATTTATCTTCAAAATCACCTCTGTTGTTATCAAGTGGTTGAATGTTGTAGAATAATGCATGAGAACCAACAGCTGTAGGAACATCAGCACTTGCTACTGCACCACCATAGATAAATGAAGCTGTTAAGTTAAGTGAAGTTGTACCAGTTACAGTTGTAAATTCAGGTAATAATTTAGCGTTAGTTGCAGGAGTTAAAGTTGAACCAGAAGCTAAGATAAATGCTCTAACACCTTTAACATCAGCATTTGATGGTAAACCAATAGATACTTTAGTATAAGATTGAGAAGATGAAACAAATTCTGCTCCGTATTTCAAATCTGACCAAGAAGCTGTTGCAACTGTAACTGTTGCTGAAGCTGTGAATTGGTTGATTGAATAAGCAAATCTACCTGCACCATATAAACCACCAGTTGGGTCTCCACCAGCCGCTGGGTTAGTGTTACCGTACATTGAGGAAGTAGCACCATAAACATCTCCAGAAGGACCGAAGTTACTAAATGGAGCGTTTTTACCACCTGCTTGTCCATATTGGAAATCTAGGAAAAATACAAGACCTGAAGGTAGATTCATTGGTTGTACAGACATGAATTCTTTAGTTGATAAAGAACCAAATACTTTACGTACCAATGGAAGAGCTACACCAGCCCATTGCTCACCTTGTCCTACTGTAAAAGTAGCACCGCTATTTCCAGTTGTGTTAGACTCAACAACTAATTGTTTTGCTTGATTTTCAAGAATCATAGCCATGTTGTTTTTATCAACTTCGCTTCCTATTCCTTCTAATAAGCCTGTTTTAGACCATTTTGACGCCATTCTAGCCGCGTCGTTCTGCATGTTTTTCCAACCACCTGCAGCGCTTTCGAGTAATGAATTAATACTTGACATTGTTTTTTGTTTTTGTTTTAAATTTTAATTAAATAATACCAGCCAATTTTTGCATTCTTTTAAATACATCGTTTGACTCTACGATTGATTGTTTTTTAGTTGGAGTAATAGTTCCTTTAGAAGCTCTACCTAAGTTTTCTTTAATAGTACTTTTAGCTACTTTAATACCCTCGTTTAAAGTTTCATATACCATTTTTACTTCACCTACGTTTTTAGCTTTGTCAAATGAACTTAATACTTTCACTTTTTGACTTTCGTTTAAGTTTTTAGCTTTGAATATTTTATTTGTGTAAAGCAATTTAGCGTTTAACAAATTAATAGTATTCAATTCTTCTTTTAAAGTTTCGATTGCAGCATAAGCTTCTTCTAATTCTTCTTTAATGTTTTCTTCAAAAGCTTGTGGGTTTTTGAAAGCTCCACCCCCTTGGATTCTTCCTAAAAGACGTAACATTTCGTTATTGTTTAATCTTTTTGCTGTATCCGTCATGGTTTTGTCACTATTTTGCATAGCTTGAAAGGCTTTAAGAATAGAAGTAATTTTCTCTTTATCTTCAGGATTTTTGTTTTCAAGGCTTTCCCATTCTGGGTAATTTTGGTCTAACCATTTTCTTTCGGATCCTTTAAGTAAGTTTTTAAAGAAATCACCGACTCCTTCTTCAACTTCTTCTTTTTCTTCGTACATTTCTTTTTTTTCTTCGTACGTTTCTTCTTCTTCCATTTCTTCAATTTCTTTTAAAAGTTCTGCTAAATCTACTTCTTCGTCAGACATTTCCATTTCTTCACCTTCTTCACCTTCTTCTTCGCCTTCTTCACCTTCATGTCCTGCTTCAAGTTCACCTGAACCAACCATGTCTGCAATTACGTCTTCGATCATTTTTTTAAGGTCTTCGTCTGTCATGTCTTCTAAATCTAATGGTTCACCTTCTTCTCCGCCTTCTTTTTCTTCTTCCTCGCCTTCTTCAGCTTCGTTTAAGTTTTCATCCATTTCTTCATTTTCTAGCTCTGCTAAAAGTTCTTCCAAATCAATCTCATTCATGTCTTTATCTTCCATTTCTTCCATAGATTCTTTGTCTTCCATTTCGTACATGTCTTTGTCTTCCATTTCGTCCATCTCTTCCATTTCTTGAAGTTTCATTGATAACATAGATTTCAATTGAGGTGTGAAGGCTTCTTCTAGAGCTGCTTTTGCGTTTGCTATAGCCATTTCTTTTACAGCTTTAGCTTCAGCGATTGCTTCTTTAAGCATTTCTCTGTTTGTTGCCATTTTTCCTAAATTTATTTTTGTTGGGAAAATACGTTTATTAGAAACGTAATAGAATTTTATTAATTAGATACCACATAATGTATTGAGGGGTGGTATATTCGTATTATATGTATGTGTGGGGTAATGTAAAGTCGCAGAGAACAAAAAAGCCCTCAAAAAGAGGGCAATATTGTGTTATGTTATTTTATATTAAAATATAGGGCAAGTACCTTTAGCACACAAAATTTCAGTCAATAATGAATTTGTACGTGCATATGGATCTAAATATGTTGTTCTAGATTCATTTAATGAACCATTTTTCATCCATGAATCTGGGTTAGATGGGTTGGAAACTAAATCCCAAGTTAGCAATTCAAAGTCGTCTTGAACTTCCATTACTCCATCTGATTCTTTCAATGAACCCATTCCACGAGATGAAATACCAATAATTAAACCGTTATTAACTAACGCACCCGCTATACGACCAGATACTGTACCTTTTTCTCCTGGGTCTGAAAATATTTCAACCATACCTAAAATTTCATCTCCCTCCCACCATATTTTTCTTATAGCGTGAGATGCATTTTTTAAATTGATAATCTGTGAGTCCGGATGATCCAGCTCACCACATGTTTCAGTTGTTCTCTGTTGGATTTTACGTTGGAAATTGTCGATTTCACGCTCCCATAACTCTCGTTTATAATATCTCCCGTTACCGTTTTTTATTTCAACAGTAGCCAAAATACCTTCAACAAAAACATTTCCACCGTTTCGCATTCCTTCTAAAATACGAACTGGTTTCGGAACAAATTGTCTGGTTTCTATTAAGAGTTGTTTATCCATTTTTAATATTCTTCTTCGGTATCTAATTCTTCACCTTGTCCAATATCTGAATCTTGTTTCCAGTAAAGGAAGTTTTTTATATGATTTCTCTCATCAAGTGATAAATTTGGATAATTACCAATGATTGAATCAATGCTTTCTCCATCTCTTAATCTTTGTTCAGCATCTTTAAGATATTTAGGATCAATATCCTCTACCATATCTTCGGAATTATCCATTTCATCAATTACTTCTTTTTTCTTTCCTTTATGCTTACCCATCATTTTATCAATTTTGGATTTTGCTTTTTCTAGTGCTTTGATATCTTTTTGAATTTCTTTAACTTTTTTAGCATCGGTAAGGGCTTTCATATCCTCATCCTCGTCTAATTTGCTAATTTGAGATTGTTTTTTGTCAATTAAATCTTGTACTTTGTTTAATTTAGATTGTAAAATTTCGTGTTCAGCTTCTTTATTGATAGCTGCTAATTCTTTTTCAACACCTTCTTTTAAATCTTTTAAACTTTTTTCTACAGGGACAAATACACTGATATTACCTTTTGAATTAATTTTAGCACCTTTAATTTTAAATACTGGTTTTCCTCCTAATATAGCTGTTTCGATGTTAGCTCTATCCATTAAGTGTTTTCTTAAATCTGAATTTCCAGCTTTAGGTCCAAGATTAGCATGCAATACTTTAGTTATAAAGATTTTATCTTCACCATTATCACCTGTTTTTACTATAAGATTTCCTTCTGATCTTTGGATTTTTTCAAAGTCTTTATCAAATGTTAAATATTTGTTTGATGGGTCTCTTTCTTCTCTATCTTTATTAACTTTTTTAGGATTGATAATAGTACTCATTTGAGTAGCTTCACCTAATTCAGCATCAACCATTTCACGAATTATTTCACGTAATTTAGTTTCTTCAGGTGAATTATCTTTTTTTCTTTCAGCACGTCCTGGATATAATTGATTTAATTTAGCTTCAATTTCTTCTGGAGTGAATTTTTTGTCTGGTTTTTCAGTAAATGCTTTTTTAACATTGGATATAAAGCTATCTATTTCTTTAGATTCTTTAAATCCTATTGCTCTATCTTTAAGTTTATCTTTAAGAGCATCTCTTAATCCTTCTACACCTTTTGTTGATAGCATAGAATTAACTACTATAGGAGTAACTCCCATACTGTGTAATTTTGATTTAAGATCTAATTCATCCATTGTATTAATGTCTGGTTCGTATGCCTCATTAATTTTAGATTCTTTTAAATCACCATATCCGGATGATTTCCATTTACCTTTAGCTTCTTTTGGCTCACCTAAACCAGGTGCTTCAGTAGTGTATCCTAAACCTTTAACTCCAAATTGACCATCTTTTGTATAGTGAATTGGATCTTTAGATAAATTTTTAATTACCATGTCTTTCAACTGTTGCATGGTTTTATCAGCATTTTTAGGATCTTTCATTTCAGCATAATAACCCATCATGATTTGATCAAATATCAAATTATCTGGGTTTTTATCATCTTTATTGTCGAATTGTTTTTCAAGATCTTTTTCTACAGGTTTAGATACTTTTTTCTCTTCTGCTTTTACTTTCTCGTCTTCGTTTTCTTTCTTTTTTTTAGCTTCAGATAAAAATGACTCAAATGCTAATTCATATGGTTGTTTTTTAGTCGGTTCAATATAATTAATAGGCATTACATTAATAATGTTTTCATTAATAATATTTTTTGTTTTTAATGAAGCCGCTGCTTCCTCAAATGTAGCAGCATTAGGTACATATTGTGGAAAGTCACGTTTTGCGTCTGCAAGGAAAACGCCTTTATGTCCTTTACCTTCTTTAATTAATAAATACTGATCTTGTAATGTCTTTTTCATTATTTTTCTGTTAAAAGTTGTTTTACCTCTTTAAGGTAATTTAATACCATTTCTATTGGTTGTGTTATATCAAATGAACCTGCGTTTCCACTATATAATTCAATTGTTTCATTCTTTGCATTGGAAACTAATGGTGATATTTCATTCAATAATTTCTCAATTTCGTCTAAACCAGCTATACGTTTCTTTTGAAATTCGTTCATTTCATTTAACATCTCATCTTCCCACAATTGTTTTTTATCGTAAGATTTTGGTTTGATATTTGGAACTGGTTTAAATCCTAATTTATAGTAATAAATATTCTTAGTTCCTTTAGAATTAGTTTTAGAAGCAAATGCTGCCGGTGTAGCATATCCTTCACCTTGACCAGCACTAAAAGAAGCGCCACCATTGCCGGTAGCGTTCATTTCTTTAATTTTAGCTCTTATTATTTCTTTAATCTTATCCATTTACAGTCTCTAATTCATTAATTAAGTCATAATACTGTAACAGGTCAACTAAATCATTATCTGTTACCTTAGCATTTTTAGATGGAGGTTGAATGATTGAAATAATTTCGTTGATTTTTATTTTAGTAGAAGGATTTTTTGTTTTTTTATTTAAAGCAGTTAATCCGGTTTTAATTTCATTAATCTTATTAGTATAGAATTCTTTTAGACGTGGTGTATTGTCTACTGAATTGATATATTCTTTAAGAAGTAATTTTTGATTAAGGTTTAATGAATCATATTTAGTGTTAAATTTCTCCATTAATATCTTATGGGTAAGGAAAAGGACATCTCTGTCAGCTTTTTCTACTTCTTCCATTACCTCATCTCTCAATTTACTTTCTTTAATAGACGCTGCAGTTAAGTGCTCTAGAATAGTAACTTTGTTTGTTATGATTTGGTTTGGATTTGCTGATTGTTGAACATTAGATATTTCTAGTAATGTGTAGAATGCAGCATATACTTTGTAACTAGGTAATTTATGATTAAAAAATTCATTTACATTATAATGTTGTTGAATTTCGTTAATTAAATTATATTTTTGTCTTTTAACAACTCCTCTATTTAATGTTTTAGAAGAATCTATTAAAGTAGATACTACAATATTAGCTTTTGTTTCAGTTAATGTAGTTTTCTTTAAAAGAGTTTCATATAATTTATATTCCCTTCCTAATTCTGTTTTTACAAAATATTTTTTAAGTATATCTTTTGCGGGGGAATCTTTACCCTCTAACGTATCCGAGGTAATTTGACGAACTAAAAGTTCAAAAAGGATTCCAGTATTTTTATACTTTGAATGTTTGACTTGCATTCTTTTTAGTTTGGTTTTATTGATAAATATATAAAAAAATATTACTCTCGTATTTGTGATTCATCTAATAGTGAATTTCCCTTTATATCTGCTTCAAAGATCATTTGTTTTTTATGGGTTACAATATCTTTAAACATTTTTGTATTTTTGTTTCGTTTAGTTTCCAATGCTAATGGGGATCCACCTTTGTATTGTGGTTTAGTTGAATCAGATTCATCATTATCTTTTTTAGCACCTAAGGCTCCTATTCTATCTTTACCTAAAGCATTATCTTGAGTGTTTCTATCAGTTACTTTTTCTTCTGGTCTGCCTAATACTGGTTTTTCCTCTTCATATCCTACAGGAACTTCTCCAGAATCATATCTACTTCGACCATATAGGGAAGCTAAATCATGTGGTGTACCGTATGATTTTCCAGTTTCAAGTGGGTCATTACCTTCGTTTTCGATCTGAGTTATACGGAATTTACGTTTAGCATCTTGAGCAATCAAGTCTCTATATTCATCATATTGATCTTCACTCAAATGGAATATGTTTTCATATATCCAATCAGTAGGCATTAATTTATTTTCCATCATTTGAGTAGCTAGATCTACTTTTTCTTTCATTAATGCTACTCTTTCTTGGTCATAAATGATTGATGGTGTAGTTAATGATAGTTCAAAATTAGTCATACTCTCATCTGTAAAACCTTGAGTATATAAATGAACCAATGCTATTTTAGTTAATTCAGATATTATAATACGTTGAATTCGTTCAATAGTACGAGCAAATCTAATATCTTCAGCTGCTAATGTAGCTTTACCTGTTAAATCTTTTTCATACCCCATAAACGCTTTAGGTACTTTAAGAGCAGCAAATAATTTATCTCTTAAATACTCAACGTCTTGAATCCCATCCCATTGTAAACCGCCTAAATTATCAATTTTAGTTGCTTGATCATTACCACGAATTGGGATATAAAAATCTTCAAGTAAATTTTGCATGTTATACTTCAAATTATAATCACCTGTTTGTTGATCAATATATGGAGTACGTTTCATTTTAGATATTGTCTTTTGCATGAAATTTTCTACTTCAGCAGGAGCAATATTACCAACGTTAATGTAAAATATACGTTTTTCAGGCGCTCTAACAATACGATGAATTAACATCGCATCTTCCATCATAGTATATTGTTTAAACAATTTACGAGCTGGTTCTAAATACGATCTACCATAAGGTAAAAAGTTAGTATCTGTAAGTAAACGGAAGTGAGCCATTTCATAGTTATCAAAATAAATTGAATTAGCTTGCCCTCCAGCATTTGGTACATTATAGTATCCATAATCTGATGGTGATGAAATACCATCTGGATCAAATCTAAAACGAATTGAATTTGGATGGTCTCTATCATATCCATCTTGTCTTTCAATGTGATATGCATTGTATGGGATTACATTATATACTCCAAATTTTTCAGCTATTTCTAATTTTAAAAAGAAATCTCCATATTTCAACATATTGCGAATCCAAGGCCATAAATTAAATTCTATGTTCAGTACGTCGTAGAATAAATTATATAGAATTTTTTGCACGTCCTCATCTGAGCTACGTATTTGAAGCACTTCTCCCATGTCGTTACGCAATGTGCTTTCGTCAGATAAAATATCTAAAGCAGAAGCAATAATAGCATCTGTATCCATTGAATCATATTCTGAATATAAAGTAGGTCTTAAGGTTTGGTAATTAAAGCTACTTTGGTACCCATAAATTGATGTATGTGAGTTAGTATATATTCGATTAAATCTATCTACAAGTGCATTTGTTTCATATTCACCTGAGATTTGTATTTTGTTTATATCAACTACTTTTAGTTGATTTCCCCCATCATTTCGAATGATTACATCGGTTGAAAATAATCTTTTTAATCTTGAAAATAATTTAGTATCTGCCATGTTTTGTTTATTATAATAACCAAGAAATATCTTCTTGATTATCTGCGTAAGGGTTGTTTATTTTAAAAGGGTTATTATGAGTGCCATCAGGAGATTGAGGCAAATTTGAATATCCACCTGAATATTTTGTTGTATTAGTTGACATACTGTTAAGAATGCTTTTAGTCATTTCCATTCCACTTTGTCTTAATTTAAATGCTGTGTCTCTTAAGTAACATCCAATTGAGAATGCCATTACTAAATCATCATTGTATCCAGATTGAGCTTCTGCTCTACCATTTCTCCAAATAAATACTTTCATTTCTTCAAGTAACCTTATTGATTGAAATGTAACTCCTTTATCTCCTATAGCTTCTTGGAATTTACCAATAGCGATAGGGCGTGTTGTTGTCGACATTGTAAATCCAGGTGTCATTCTACTTGTATCCATATATGGATCAAAATACGAATCAACTGTCATGTTTCCACCCTTAGGTGAATAATAGAAATTTTGATAACCTCTATCTAATATTGTTTGAATAGTAGACCATCCTATGTTAGAATTTTCAACTGCTAATAAAGCATTATTATATTCAGTTGCTATGCTTACTAGTAAATGACCATAATCTTTTGTTCCGATTTGTCCCCTATATTCACCTACCTGGGTAAATGTTTCAATATCAAAGATATGAAACCCTGAATAATCCTTACCATCACCACGAGCAACGTCTGCTACGATCAAATAGTTCCGAGAATAATCCGCTGGTTCCCAAATCCATAAGTTTTGGTCTACTCCCCGTTTTTCCAACGGGTCTCTTATATAAGTTTTTCCATAAAAATCTATATCTTCAGAATAAAATACAGTATCTCCAGAAGTACTAAAGTCACAGTCACATTCCTGTGCTGCCATTCTAATACCTAAATCTTTATCTTGTAAATCTCTCCATGTTTGATCTCGTTCAGGATGAACTTGCCAAGGTAATCTAATGGGTAAAAAACTATTTTCACTCATTTCTGCACCAACCCACATTTTATGGAACCAGTTACCTGTACCATAAGGTGTAGATAATGCTATACAACCCCCACCCGTAGCTAGGGTTTGTTGAGCTGATGCCCAAATCTCACCTATACCATTAATAAAAGCTGCCTCATCAATTATTAGCAAAGTAACGGCTTCTGAACGACCTGCATCACTTGATGCTGAAGTGGCTTTAACTTGAGATCCATTATTTAATCTAAGGGTTAATTTACTTTCCTCAGCGGGTTTATTATTTTCTCTTAACCAAGAAGGTAAGCTATTGTACATGAACTTAACTTTAGTAACCATGTTTTTAGCGGTTTCCTGTTTAGTTGCAATACATAGCACATTTTTATCTTCATGGAATAACATCAACCATAACGAGTAACCTGCTGCTAAAGTAGAAATACCTAACTGTCTAGATTTTAATACAATTGAATAATCGTTTTGTTGAAATAAAGTTAAAACACGTTCTTGGAATGGGTAAAGGTTAAATTGAATTCTACCACGTTTTGGATGCTGGATGTAGCAATATTTTTTCATAAAATATGCAGGTGATGCTGCACATTTAATATATTCTTCTCTTATTGCTTTTCTTAAATCAGACATAAATTATTTAACTAATGCAAATGTAAGTAAGGAAATTAGGGTTCCCACGAATCCTCCACCAACCCATTTAAGGCCTGTTTTTAAATTGTTATTTTCGGTAATAAGTTTATCTTTGTCTTTTTCAAGACCCGTAACTAAAATAGATTGTTTTTCTTTTATTTCAGCATAACTTTTTACTTGATTGATGTAGTTAGTATCTTTTTTTATATAAAATAAAATAACACTATCTTTTTCAACTATTTTTTCATTTAATTGAAATACTAGTTTTTTTGTTTTCTCCAATTCTGCTTTTGCAGAATCCCCTTTAACTAAATCAGCTGCTATTTTTTTAGCTGTTGATTGATCAAAACAAACTTTATTTATATCGTTTTGAGAAAAAATCGTCAAGTTGAGAAGGAGTGTAATTAGCAATATCCCTAATTTTTTTACCATAATAGTTACGTATATTTGTTATTTGTTGGTTGGTGCTATCTATTTCACAATCTAATGAATCTATTTTTGTTTGATGAAATTCAATAGATTTATTTAATTCAACTTGTTCTTTTTTTAATCCATTTAAAACATTATTTAAACTATCAATTTGTTGTTTTTGTTTATCGTATTTAGATGAATCGTTTTTAGTTGGTTTTAAAAATGCAAACCACAGTAAAAATAAAATAATCGCACCCATTATAAGGTGCGATATTCTAATATTTAGTATTTTGTCTTTAACCATTATTCAACTCCTCTACCAGCTGCTCTTTTTAAATCGTCCAACATTGTTTTTGGAAATTTATACTCGTCTTTAGCTTTTTTCAAATAAGCATCAACTTTAGCTTTATCGTCTTTATATTTACCAATAAATTTCAAACCTAAATTGAATTTTTCTTTTTTATCTGATGAGATATTTGATAATTGGTTTGCTGTTTTATCACCTGCTATATCTTTAGCTGATGGACCTTCTTCATCTTCTGCATCTGAATATGACACATCATCAAATCCATCCTCTCCAGGTGTACGAGTAGCTACTTTAGGAGTATTATCTGAACCTGAACCTGCTGGTCTTCCTTTTTTACCTGTTGAAGCTGGTTTTTCTGGTTTGTTTGGGTCTGCTTTTCTACCACGTTGTCCTTTTTCTGTACCTAATACTTGTGCAGCAGCATCTTTTTCAATTGTGTTAGTTGCAATATCATCTTTAAATTTGTCACCTGCTTTTTCAGCATCTAACATTACTACAGTTAATAAATCTTGTAGATTAATATTATGTTCTGCTTTAAGTTCTTTTTTAAGTGCAGATACATATCCTTTTAATCTTGCATTTTTACCTTCACCTGAAAATGTTGGGTTTTGTTTTAGTTTATCAATAGTAGATCGCTCAGCAGCTTTAACAGCAGATAATTCTTTACTTTTACCTTGTTTTTCTAATTGTGTTTTTAATTGAGTTATACTAGCCATTTCAGCTAATTGTTCAATTTCATCTAATTGTTCTGTTTCTTTAATATTTTGTCCAGCAGTAGTTTCAATATTTGAAATATTGCTGTCTTGTTTAAGATTAGTTACTGCTTTTTTCTCATCTGGGGTGTTAAAAGGCATTGTGGTAGTTTCTCCTTTTTTATTGGTTACAAGCACATTTAATGCTTCACTAATTTCTTCACGTATGATTTCAAGTAAACGAGTTTTTTTCATTTTGTATATTTTTATTTATAAATATTAAGGAAATAACGTCTGTTTAACTTTTTCAATTCTTTCCTCAACAGAACCCGATAAATGAATATAGTTTTTTATTTTAGATTTATTTTGAGTTATAATTTTTTGAATTTCTCTATCAACGTCTGTTCTATAATCTGCATCTGTAGTTCGAACTCCATTATCCTCAATTTCAACTCCTTCAGGTGAAATGTAAAATATATAATCGTATTTTCTAATTAAATGTGATGCCGCTTGACATACTTCATCTCCAATATAGTATGGAATAGATTTAGCTAAACACGTAAATGCCATTACATCAATTACTGTTCGATCTGTTATTACTCTAGAATGAAGTAATTCAGAAGCACGCTCAGCTAAAAATATAAATTGACCTTCTATTGTTGAATCTGTATTTAAAGGTATACCTAAATCACGTAAATATTTTGAACGCTCTGTTGCAAAGTAAAATTCTTTAAATTCAGGTAATTCTTTTAAAGCATTAACCAATGTAGTTTTACCTACAGACATTGTTCCTGTAAATCCTATTTTCATATTATTTAATTAAATTTTCTGCTACATAAATTGCTTGCGCTCCTGATACTGTAATACCACGTGCACTTAAAGCATCACCCACGAAATGTACGTTAGGATAATCAATCAAACTAAGATTTTCGTAATTTACTTTAACTTCAGGTGAAAGATATTTTACCTCAGGAATATACATTCCCCAATCATCTCCTAATGTTGGGAATACTTTTTTCATATCTTGGATGAAATCCCAAACATATTTAAAATAACCTTCCATAACAGGTTCAATAGTATGAGTTAATTCACCTAAACTAATTTGAGTTGCTGTTACATTATTACCTTCAGATGTAGTTGATGGTTTGCGAGATGGACTATAATACAAACCAGTATTGTAGGCCTGTAATTTAGAAACTACATCACGTGACCAAGTAAATGGATCTTCAATACCATTAATTTCCATTAATATACCAAAGTTAGTCATATTGTTTCTATACGCTTCGTCTTTCTTAGCGTGACCATTGTAACTGTGATCTCCATATGTTTCTTCTACAGCAACATAAGCAGCATTATTGTTTGTACAGAATGAACGTAATGATACTCCTTCATCATCAAATTTTCTATATAACTTAAAGTCATATGAAATATCAATTAGTTTTTGAAAGTGTTCTTGTGGTGCCTCAAATCGAACACCAATTTGTACTGATTTAGGTTCATCTGGGAGTTCATATTCGTTTGCTAATTGTTGAGCAAAATCAATTCCTGATTTACCTACGGCAAAAATAAGTTCATCGTATGAAATAATATGATCATTATATTCAGGTTTATAGTATTCATAATGAACTTCTGAGTTTTTAAAATCAATATCTTTTACTTTAGCTTCCCAATGAAATTGTACACCTTTTTCAACCAAATAATCATACCAATTTTTAGCAATTTCAGATAAATAATCTGTGCCAACGTGCCATACAGGAAATAAACGTAAACCAAAATATGGTTTAATAAATTCAGGTTCTTCGTGTGGGTCAGAACATTGTACTTCCTCTGGATTAGGGTGGAAACGTTTAAAATTAGTAATTACCTGGTCCATTAATTCCATTGCTTTATCCTCACCCGTATATTTAGATAATTGACCTCCAATTGCTGTATGGTAAGTTAATTTACCGTCACTCCATCCTCCAGCACCTAGAAAACCTGTCATTACCTCCTCAGGTAAACGTTTGTATGGATCTTTACCCATATCAATTATTGTAATCAATTCTCCAGGATATCCATTATCCACTAATTTAGTTGCAGCATTTACACCTGCTACACCTGCTCCTACTATTACTATTCGTTTTTCCATTATTTATTTTATAAGTTTAATATACAAAAAAAGAAGTGACCTCCCAAGGGAGGCCACAGATCTCTATTAATTTTTTTAAGTCGACAGGCTATGAATCTGTCTATATGTTATGCTTTTTTTACTGATCTTACACTATCACCTTTTGTAAAAAGATTATCGTCTTTTGCTATACCTTTCCAAAAGTTTTGTGGGTTGATATCTGAAGCTATATCTTTGGCTGTAAGTGTATATTTAGTTTCTTCAACACCATCTCTATCATCTACAGTATAACTAACAGTATATTTGCCAGGTTTAAGATTTTTTAAAGGAGTACTTTTTAATTCAGATTCATTAAGAATACTTTTAATTTCTTCTTTAATAAGGTGTTTTAATCTATCATTCATGATTTATGTATCTTTAATTTTAATGTTCCTGTTCCTTTAATAACACGATGCCACTCATGTCTTGGGATAAATATACGTTCTTTTAGTGAGGTAGGCAAGCAATTATCTAATTGAAGTTGCCAATTTGTTTCATTTAGAATTTCAATTGTTCTATCTTCATCATCACGATGCCATAACAATTCAATTGGGTCTATATTTTCGTTAAACTCACGAATAATATATTTATCTGTAACTTCTATGTCTGTGTATGGATGCATTAAATATCAAGTAATTTTATATTACCCTCAGAATCATAGCCAAATTGTTCTGTGTGTATATCTAGTTTTGTTTTACCCATTATAGATGATACTTTAATTAAAAAATCAATCCATTTTTTTAATAAGTCTGGGGTTGATGTTAGGGATAATAAAGTATTTAATTCTTTTTTTAAAGAAGAGGAGGGAGTGTTTAGAAATAAATGATATAGTAAGCCAATAAAGTCTAGTCCCTCTAAATTATCATTTTCCATTAAATCATCTAATAAAATTGAATATTTTCTTTTTTTTTCACTACGCCATTTTAAATTAAAGAATTCTGTTTGTAATTTTTCAAGCTCATTAATAGCTTTTTCAGTATTTAATTTTTCTAAAACAGCATATTTGTCTGTTACTTTATAAACAATTGGGAAAATATCGGGGTGTTTTTGGAAGGTTGTTATTTGGTCTTTATTAATAGATTCTCCTTCATATGGGTCAAAAGTTTTTATTACTTTATTAGAATCTTTAGAATATGGGTAAATAATATGTTCAGATCCTTGTCCTATAGGTTCTTTACCAGATATAGAAATTTCTTTTAATATGTCTATTAATTTTATCATTCTCCTTTACGTTCTTGCCATTCATAAGATATACTATCTTTAACTATAGGACCACCTTTAGCCCACGTTCTACAAGTACGAGCTGAATGGCATTTGAAACTATGCATCCAACAATATCCTAATCTACCATCATTATCTGATAATGGGCCAGGCATGCAATCTTCCATTCTTGGGGAGATATCAAACGCTGCACAATTAGCACATAATGATTGTTTAGCAGCTTCAACTGTTGTATCCCAATGTTCTGCTAATTCATCCCAATAGTCTCCAGGTTCATCAACATTTAAAGGACCATATTTAATGTAATCTGCTTTAATAGATGAGTCTCTATTTTTAGTGTTAAGTTCTAGATTTTGGGTAGGAAGAGGGCAAGTCATAGCAGCTTCATATAATTTTCCTTCAGCTAAATATTTTCTTAAATCAAAGTTATCCATATTATTTTGTTTTACCCCATTTAGTGCCTTTACCAGGTGTTTTACATTGTGCTGCTGTAGGGCGACATGAAGGATATTTAGAACGTTTTTCTCCTTCTTCTCTACCACATGCTTTATATCCTGTTATTTCACCATCTTTTCTAATAGGTGCATTACAATCAACCCATCCACCTTTTTTACCAGGTGCACCTTTACGTTTGAACCAAGTTCGAAGAGTTTCTTTAACTTTTTCAAGAATCAATTCTTCTTTCACTTTAGCAAATCCTGATCCATAAGGAGCAGCTTTACCTGATTGTGGGTCATCTGTTTCTTTTATGTCTTTCCAAATATCTCCTTTACGACATCTAACTACAGCACCGGATTTATAAGCCGATGGTTTATCAAATTTGCGATCAGCAATGCGTAAGCATCTGTCGCGTTTTTCTTTTTCCTCTTGTAAGACTTCTTGTATGATTTTTTTTAATCTATCCATCACCAAAATCCTGAAAATGAAGATTTTAATCCAAGTAACTTAGCATAACGTGGTAATCTACATGACCAATAAGATGCTTTTGTTCTGTCTGTTTTATTTTTACAATCGTGACGTGCCGCGAATGCTCTACGTGCTTCTGGGTTGTTTATTTTAGCTGATAGGCCTGATGTATCTCCAAAACTAACTTTTTTGATTTTTTTAGTTTTTGGATTTTTTACATAAACATAGAATTTTTTAGATCCACCACGTTTTGGTTTTCCAATTGGAGGATTTTTCTTTTTGTCTTCTGCTTCTTCAAGTTCGTCTTCCTCTAACATAGGTAAGTCTAAAGGTACTTTTTTACCTTCATACATTCCATATTCACCTAAGCTAGTTTCAAGTAAAATTTCTTTATCATCATCGTTTACATGAATAATTTCACGTAAATATAAGTAACGAGCTTCCGACCATAAATTAAGAAACGATTGCGAACCATATCGGAACGTGTTTTCGGTAAGTGGGAGTTGTTTATCCACGTGGTAACGCAGATTTTCCGATAATATATCTTTTTTAACTAAACTTTCGTTTAGTACTACACCAGTGTTACCTACATTATCACAATCGTGACACCCACAATTGCATTTATCTTTTTTAGGTGGGGTAGATAGTACTTCTTTTATTAATTGTTTTAAACGTTCCATATTAATAAATATTATTTGTTTGTTCTAATATTTATCCTTAAAGGTAATACTTTACCTGCAGCATTCCTAGCTACAATTTGATATACTAAAGGAACTTTTTTACCACCCTCTAATACTTCACTTTCAGTTTCAATTCGAATTTCAAGTACTTTAGTTGAAGGACCAGGATATTTTACTTTAACTGAATCTGATTTTAAGTCACCTACCATTTTATAAGCGTCTTCTGGGGATGCTACGTGATAAATAAATAATTTTCCTCCAGGTTTTTCTCTAACATACCAGTAACCAAATCCAAAAGATGAAGCTAATAGGTTTTTAACTTTATTTATATCTACATCATTAATAGATTCCCAACTATTTGGTGTGCCTGTTTGATTAATATAATTGTTTAATCCATCTGCTATCCTTTGTGAATCAATTTTTAAAATATCAAATATTTCTTGAAATAATGGATTATCTCCATATTTTGATTGATCAAATATTACTTTACCTTCTTTATCAAATACAATAAATGGAATATTTCCACCATTATAAATGGCAGAACCACCAACATTTTTAATTGATAAATAATAGGTTTGTTTTGGTGCTTCAATTACAATATCTGCAATAATATCACCTATTTTTTGAGGCCCATCAAATGAAAGTTTTCTTGAAGTATCAGAAGCACCTGCAAAATAAATATCTTTAGGTACTAATTGAGAAGGATCAATTCCTAGAGTAGTAAATATTTGTTTTACTTCATAATCTTCAATTGAATCTAAAGGAGTTCCAGCCGCAGATTGTAATTTTCCAAGTAAACCTTGTTCATATTTTTCACCTTCATTTGCTCCGCCTGCTAGAACAATTTGAACTTGACCTTCACCTTCTAAATCAAATTCAAACATATTGTATTTTGAACTATCGTTAGGCCCTTCTTTAGGACCATATACTTTAATTTTAGGTGAGTTAAATACACTGTTTAAGATAGCAATAAATTTATCTTTATCTATTTTATTTGGATTACCTATCCTGTATGTGTCAGCCATTTTGGTTAAACCTGCTTCTTTACCTGGTTGGGAAGATGCTATAGTATCAATAGCTTTACGTGTATTAGAGGCTTTAGTTCCCTCTCTCAAGTCAATATTATGTTTAAATAGTTCACGTTCTAAAATCAAAATATCCTGAGTATTTTTCATGTCAGGATATCCTTTTGGGAATTTATAAGATATGCTATTTAAAAATTGTTCTAAAATATCCATTATGCTTCAGGTGTTTCTTCTGGTGGGGTTTCAGCTGGGGTTTCAGCTGGAGGTGTTTCTTCAGATGGTGGGACTCCTAAATCTTCCATTCCCGGTTCAACTGTTTCTTCTTTAGTTCCGTATCTTAATAGGTTAGCTATAGATTGTGCTGCTCTTTCTTCTTCAGGTAAATTTAATAAATAATATTTTTTACCTTCTACTTGAGCGATCCAACTACGTTTACCATATATTAAATAAAATGATTGATCATTTTTTAAATTCATTCTAAATGTAGTAGGACGTGGTGCAACCCAATCAATTGAAGCTAAAAAACTATCATATTCTGGGGTTAATAGATCAACAAGAACAGCTTTTAATTCAGGAAATTTTGTTAGCTCATCATATTGAACAGCTTCCTCAGATGTAATCGTTTGATTAGAATACACTTGTTTGATTAAAACCCTTAATTTATGTTGAAGATCTTTAAGTGTCATTATTTTTGTTTAAGTTTAGCTAAAACAGCTTCTTTAATTTTTGCTTTCATTGCAGTTGATGTAGCAATTTTACCTGCTTTTTCATCCGACATTCCTTTATCTTTTAAAGTATCGTATATTTCACCTCTTTTTTTGACTTGTTTTTTAGACATTTTTTCGTCAATAGCACCTTCTTTAGCAATATTTTTAAAAGGCATACCTTTTTCTCTAGATTTTTCAGGAGTCATTTCTTCATCAATAACATCTTCTTCATTAGCAATACCTACCATAGCATCAATCTTTGGTTCGTCTAATTCAAACTCAAGATAATGTTTTGCACTTGAAATCATATTTCTAGCAGTAGTAAGTTTTGATTGCCACCATGCTGGGAAGTCTACTTCTTGTGGTCCTTCAAATTGATCAACCATTTTATATAATTCTATAGCATATCTAGCTATATGGGCTAATTCTGCTTTAATCATATGTGGTTCATTATCTTGGTGACCTAAATCAAGATCTTCTGAAATTGGTTCGTCAGCAATTAGTTCTTCTCCTGTTTCAAATTCATCAATTACACCTCTTGCTTTTAAAATATCAGCTTTAGTTACTTTACCATCACCTGTTAAATCAGGAAAAGATTTTTTCTTTTCATTTAACGGATTAGATAAAGCTGCTTGAATCATTTCTTTTAATTTTTGCTCTTGGTCCATTGGTTCTTCTGTTGTTGGTTCTTCAATATTATTGCCTGCCTTTTTTTTAACTTGGTTTACAGCAGAGGCATAAGCTATTCGCTCTGCCTCTATACCGTATTTTTTTACCAAATTATCTCTTCGAGAATTAACGATGGCTAGAAATTTATCGTAAATTTCCTTTGATTCATCAGATGAAAATGCCTCGTTAATATTCATTTTTAAGCTGCTTTGTCTTCTGCAGTTGAAGTTTTCTTAAATTCAGCTGCTAGTTTTTTAATTGTGTTAGCTGCACTACGTGCTCTACCACGAGCCGCTTTAGAAGTTTTACCATTTTCTATTTCTAAAATAGCTACTTGTTCTTTGATCGAGTTTAAAATTTCTGTTGTGTTCATAGATTTTATTTTTATATAGATTTAATTGTTTACTGTTCTCCTCCACCAATATATTCGCTTACGAAAAATTTAAGTGTGTTTCCTACTTGTGTTTCAAGTTTTTCATTATTCATACCTTTAGCAATTTTAAATGCACTCATTAAATGGTCCATCAATTCACCTTCAGTTCCTTCCATATCAGCAACTACATCTTCTAAACCACCATTAGCAGGTGCTTCTTCAGCAGGAGCATCTTCAGCTGGTATTTCTTCAGTTGTATCTGTTGTTTCAGTATCAGTTGTTTCAACATCTGCTACTTCTTCGTCTTTTTTCTTTTTAGCTTCATCTAGGTCTTCATCAACATTTAATTCAGCTAATACCATTTCACGAATTTTATCACGCATGTTACCTTCATGAATGCTAGTGTTTTTACCTATTATATCATTTAGATTCTCAAGAGCTTTGCTTTCTTTTAAGAATTTTTTTAAATCAAAATTATCTGACATTTTTTTATTTTTTAGTTATCGTGTATAAATATTCGGAAAGTAATGTTCCTATCACTCCTACTTTTTGTCTTATGTAAATCCATTCATCTTTTGTTAAATGATGTTTTTCTTGGAATGATATAGTTAATACACCTATTAAATGATTATCTAAACTATGTAAACCAACCATGCAAATTGATTTAGTACCAAATTGAGTTGATAAATATTCTAACCCAAAAGTATCTTCAACACCATTTACATCATCAAGTGATAATTCATTATCTTTGTAAACTTTAGATAATACCCTTGGAAATAAAGATACTGGGATATTCTGGAATGTGGTTTGAATATTTGGAGTTTCGGGGGTGCATTTTTCGTAAAATATAGAGAATTTTTGAATAGAACGTCCTGTAGGGTAGAACATGCCTCCATTATGGAATTGGGCAATCCAAATTCGATCACATTCTAATTCTTCCATCATTTGTTCTAATTGAGTATCAATTAAAGTCGAGGTTTCAAGGGCATCACGCATTGGAGCAGATGTATCTTTATTTTCCATTTTGAGTTTAACCCAAGTTACTAAAATAGGTCCAAACACCGCTGTAATTAAGGCTACTAAAATAGTTGTTAACATCATAAAAGTTTCCATCATTTTTTAAGAGAATTTAAATAGTTTATTACTTCATCTAGGGATTCTACTGCACGTTCTTTATTAATCCCTCCAACCCATTTTTCAACATCACCTGCTTCTGTAATAAAACTATTATTGCTCTCTAATAACTTATCTTCTATAAAACTCTTATATTCTTCAATTTGGTTATCAATTTCTTGATTAAACATATCTTTAGTATATGACTCCCATTCACCTTTAAGTTTTAATGTAGTTTCAAATACTGTTCTACAATCTAAACATTCACCATAAGATTTATAGTAAAATGGATCTAATTGTTTATCCATAACTTGTTTACATTTAGGACAAAATAAAGGAACTGCTATTGATTTAAATTTATCTAATTTAGTAACATTTTCTCTAACTCCATCTCGGATAGTCCAAGTTTTTCCTTTATATTCCCAAACATCACCTTCTTTATGGTCTTCTTCTTGTTCACCTTGATATCCAACACCTAGTGTAGTTCGACTACCATGTTTACCTTTAACAAGATTGCGAAGGCGTTCAACATCTCGTTTTTGAAACTCTTTTTTTAATACTGAATCTGACATTATAATCCTAATTGTTTGAGTTGTTCAATAGTGTTAGCTGCTGAGGTGTGTAAAATTCCTATTCCACCGGCTGCATTCCAACTATCAATTGTATCTGCTCTATCGTCTATAAGTATACGGTTTTTTCCTGAAAGTTCTTGTTTGAATCGAGCAGGTTTAAAATAAATATTTTTCATTCCATCTAAACGTTGAGCCCATTCACGTTTTCCTTGTTTAGATCCTGGATCTAGTGATGGGGCTGTTAATACATATGGTTTATATTGTTTAATATAATCCCATAAGTTTTGCCCATCAGACATCCAAGGTAAATTAACCCAATAATCATATTCGGTTAAATCTTTTTCTTTTAAACTGTTAGTTAATAATTTCCAAAATTGGTTTTTACCTTGCTCATTAGCATGCGAAGTAGACATTCCGGTTAAGTCTTCATATCCTTTGTCGAAATCAACTAATACACCATCCATATCACAAAAAATGATATATTTTGGTTTTATAGCTTCATATAAATCAAGTAAATTGGGCATATTTAAAATTTAGATAAATTTAATGCCCCTAATCTGCTTCTCCAAAGATTAAGTATTTCTTCTTTTTGTTCCGGAGTTATATCTTGAGCATTTAAATAAGTGTCTATAACATCTCTAAACGGACGTTTTTCTTTTTTAGCACGTAAATACATTCCTTGTAAATTAGCATCTACTTCTTTTTCTAATTTAAAATATTGAGCCGGAGGGAGTAAATCAGCATCTATTAATTTTCGAATTAGTTCATCATCTTCCATAGATTTACCTTTATTTAAATTAGGACCTTCACCATGAGTTAAATGTTCTATTTCATGACGAACTACATCTTTTAAATTCATTGATATTTCTTCCCAATATTCTGGGAGTAATTCGGGGTCAATTTCGAAACGGATTTGTAAATACCCTGTTTCAGAATCTGCTCCACCATCTACTTTAAGTCCTTTAGAATCAGGTACAAATGAAATATTTGCATCTATATCTATTTCTAAATCACTATCATTAAATGTTTGGTCAATTCTAGATGCTTCAGCAGCATTATTATAATCACTTTTCCATTTATTAAATATAGTAGAAGAAATTTGATTTGTAATTTTATCGTAACGACCTTCGTTTAATGATGGAGTATTATCATGTCCACATTTATGACAAATGTATAAATCATCTCCACCATCTTTTATTTTCCAACTCCATCCACAATCATCACATACTATTCTATCTCCAAGTACACCTTCAGTTAATGTATCTGTCCAATTTCGAAACATCATATTACCTTTTTCATATGCTTCTCTTTCAATTTCAGGTAGATCTCCGTCTTCGTTTGTATTTGTAGTATTGATATTTGTTAATTTATCATTACAATTTTGTTCGTGGTGGATCATTTCATGCGCAAATGAACGCATAACATCTTTTGGATGACGATCCATAGTGTAAAGTACTATAACGCGATTATTCGGGTCATAATATGCTGTTTTACCGAAAAAATCTTTTGCATTTTCACTGTCATCATCTACAAATTTAACTTTAGGTAAAGGACGAATATTCATTCCTTTTTCTAACATATATTCTGTAAGAGATTTAACTATTGGAGGAAAACTAAATTTGCTAGGTTCAGCATACATTATTTCTTCAATTGGTGTTTTGGTTAAAATACTCCAAACTTTATTTCGTTCTTCATCATTTAACTCAACGGGTAAATAACGTTGAAAATTTTCAAAATTATTATCTATTAACGCGGCTCGTGCTTTAGTACCACTAACGCCTTGATCACCGTGGATAACAATTGGTTCAAAATTATTATATTTACCCTTCATGCTATCAAATCGTTTGATATCTTTTAAATCAAACTCTCCTCTAACTCCTACTACAGGTAAATAAAAATTTTCAGGGTTATTTTTAATAATTGAATTTACATCTTGAACTGGGGAGTTACTATCTGCTATTTGGATTTCAACATTATTAGGTAAATATTTTTTATATATGTTCCATATAGCTAAACTTTCATCTTTAGTTACACCGTCTCTATCTTTATGACCTATTAAAACTATTACTTTATTTACTTCAGGTCTTTTTGCAATCTCACTTGCCAAATAAAAATGTCCTGCTGTTGGGGGTTTAAACCCACCAGGAACTAAAGCAATGCCTTGTTTTGTTTCCTCTAATAAAGGTTGAATGAGTGATTTAACTAACGAATTCATTTATTTTATTTTTAGCAGTATCTATAGTATCAAATTCAGGTAATTGATTAACCATAGATTCAATATCTTTATTTAATTGTAATTTTTCAGCATCTGATTTTGCTTGTTCTTCTGGGGATTTAGGTTTACCTACAGATGTAGATGCTTGGATAAATGGTTCAAGTAAATCAGTATTAAATCCTCTATTAGCATCTTTTGGGTTATTATTTAATAATATAAAATTATTTCCAAATGCTTCTTTATATGTTTCAATGTTTTTATTTACATCTCTCCAAGTTCGTAACACAATCCCAGGCATTAAACTTCTATCACGTTGTTGATTACGTTCAAGTGAAGTTAAGGGTGAAACATAAATCATTAACATTAATGTTTCATACCCTAAATCTTCTAGTTGTTGTTTTTTCTTTAATACAGGTCCAGATGCAGCACCAGTTCCATCAATAACAATATTATTTTTATTTTCTATTGATTGAGCTAATTTATCTTGAGTTACTTTTCTAGCTTGAGCTTGTAATTTAGCAGATTGAGATAATTCATCCGGAGTAAAATCTTTTTGTTTTAAACCGATTCCACTAGCTTTTAACAATGCTTCATAAGTATCGTCTGAATTGATAGAGGTAAATGTGTTAGGTATAAGTTTAGAAGATATATAGGATTTTCCACTCCCTGCAGGACCTGCTAAGAATATAGCTTTAGGACCATCTTGCATTTCTTTTAAAAGTTGAACTAAACTTATCATAATTATACATATTACATCTTTTTCTTAACACTCGTTTTAAATTCAGTAAATACTGGTGCTTCATTTGGGTTTTCTAAGTCAAATAAACGTTTTACTGTTTTAAATATTTCGATATTTTCTTCTTGTGTACGAGATGGTAAAATCATTTCCCACCCTTTACCTTGCATTTTGTCTTTTGAACCTTTACGCTTATTAGATTTTAACCATAAAATACCTGTTTTATCAGGTACTACACCAAAACACTCTGCATAACAATGAGCGTAAACAGCTGCTTGTAGCTCATATGTGGTTTGGATATGGTTTGATGTTTTATGATCAATAATCCAAAGTGAATTATCAATTTTACAAACTAAATCTGTTGTACCTGCTACTTTAAGTGTATCTGAGTATAAGTGAATTTCTTGATCAATTAATTCAGGTTGATAAGTTTCCCAAAAATCAACAAAACGTAAAAACATTTGCCAAATATTTGGATCGTGTTGAGGATTTCCCCATTCATTTAAAAAGTTCATTTCTTTACCTTCTAAATATTCTTCAATCATTTCATGTACTTTAGTTCCATCTTGACCAGCTTTTTTAACAATGTAATCCGCTGAGCGACCCATGTTTTTTAACCATTCTTCAAAATGTTTTCCTTTTGGGTAAGAACTTAAAACGTGAGTAATTGATGGGTAATATTCTCCATTTCGTCTGTAGTATCTTGAATCCGGAAGAGTAATCTGTTTTGCATCATCTGAAATTTCAAGAATGCGGTTGTTAACGTGTTTGATGTTCCTTTTTTTCATATCAAGGATAATTTTCTCTCCATCAATTTATATTGATTTAATGGAAGAGTTGTTTGTATTAGTTTAGTAAAGTTTTCAAAACCTAACTCGCTTGGGTCTTTCCCGTTTAATTCAACTAAATAAACTTCTTTTCCAGAGTCTAATAGTTGCTCACAAAATCTAAGTGCTTGCTCTATAGCATCGTTATCTAAAGCAATATATATTTTTTGTACTTTTGATTCAACTAACCGTTTCATTAAATTAGGTTGAATATTTTTCCCAAATAAAGGTACAGCATTTCGTTTTATAGCTAAAGCATCAAATGGTCCTTCACACAATATTATAGGTAAATCCCAATTAACAAATAACTCAAACGGTATTATATCGCGAGACGTTTCCGGATTGCGGTATTTGGTGTATGGATCTTTTTCAAATGATCTTGCGGTAAAATAATTTAATTTACCATTACCATCGTATGATGGTATAACTATCATATTATTATATTGACCTGAATCACAATAACCTATATTATATCTTAAAATATCTTGTTTAGTAACATCTCGTTTTTTAAGGTAAGCCCAAGCATGTCTAGTAATAATATCTCTATTGTCAGTAAATGTTTTAAATTCTTTTGGTAATTCTAATATATGTTTTGGAGAATCTCCTATATCATCGGAGTATATATTTTTAACTAATTTACTTAGTTCATAAAAATGGTCTGTAGTTACTTGAACTTGTTTAAATAAACTTTTTATGGTTTTACCTTTTTTACCACAAGTCCAACATGCCCAAGGATTATTTCCTTCTTTATTTTCTGTAAAGTTAACCTCTAATTTTGGTTTATGATGTTGGCAAAAAGGACAAGAATATGCTTGGTTTCCTCTTGCTGTACGTTTTCCTGTTCCTAAAACAGAATTTACCAAATTAACTAATAGTTCATTTACCATGATTGGAAGATACAATCTTATTCTTGGGTAACAAAGTCTCTTCTAAAAAATTTACCCAAAATATTATCGTTTATCCATTCATCTGAATTTTCTAAAACACCTAATTGAAATAAATATTTACATTCATAGTACGTTAAAAGTTTTTTATTATTAACAGTACATAGGATTTTACGAGTAAATTCTTTTTGTTTACCTTGTTTTATTAATTCAAGTATAGGTTTAGCTGAACCATAATAGGTTTTCCAATCAGATTCTTTTTGAGTAGTAACAGTTGTTGGTTTGCGTCCTCTACCTGTTTGTTCAGCAAGTTCTTTTTTAGTTAATTTCTTTTTAACATTATGATATAATACTTTTTTACCCAAATATGATTTACCTGATGGTTCATGTATTGTGATGTAGATAAAACCGTATGTTCCTTCTGTAAAATCTTCAAGAGAATTTATCCATCCTCCGTTGTAAAACCATTTTTCCATAAAATTTATAAATCTAAGTTAACTAATATAGTTGTATCTGTTACGGCTGAGGTTGGTAAGGGTTGAGCTAATTTAGCTACTGCTATTAATTCATAATTATTATTATACATGCCTACTGTTGTTATATAGGGAGTAAAATAAGAACCAGTTGCAAAATCATATATTATTCCACTATTTAAACTACCCGAGATTAATGTTGGGTTTTGTGAAAAATTAAATTCATTTTGTCTTAAAGTACATTTATATTGTGATTCATATATAGTAACTGTACTTTCAAATGAACAAGTTAAAAATGGAGTTGTAACAAAACCATTAATAAATGAACTAGAATTAAAAGATAAATTACCTTTTGTTAATATGATTATACCATGTTCATATATTACATTTCCTACTCTTCTTATACTATTTTGAGTTGGGCCTGGGGTTGTTATATTTCCTAAACCATCATCTTGTAATACTCTGCTACCTGATTTTAAATATATTGTGGTTGGTTTTAAATATTCACCAAATAAATTTGAAGGGATAGAAATTACCCCTATTATATCTCCTGATCCTGTTGGGATGTATCTATAAGAAGGTAAAGTAGTAGATAGATAATTATAATAATTTGGAGTATAAGCTGGTCCTGTTATAGTTCCATCAGGATTAAATGAAGCTGTTCCTGCTGGGGATCCGGATGGGTCAGTTAAATAATTTGAATAGTAAAGTTCTTTAATAGAATTATAAACTAAAATTTTATCTTGGATATTGATTTGTCCGGTTGGGTTTGATCCAGATATCCAAAGTGAAGATGTAATATTTTGTCCAATATATCTATCAATCTCTACATTAGAAGCCGTTAATTCAGAATTACCCTTAAAAGTAAATGATTTATTTACTTCAAAAGGTGAGACTAAAACGTCAGATGTTATGAATGGTTTGAATACGCTCATTCATTTTAAAAATCTAATTTAACTCTAACTAAAGCTTCTTTTGTAAAATCTTTTAACAGTGGTCTTGACATTTTAGCAACTGCTAATAGATCATTACTATCGTTATACATTCCTATAGTAGTAACATATACTTGAGGTTGATTTATAAAATTAGCATAAATTACCTCTCCATTAGATCCAGAAATAAAACTTGGATTTTCTGAGTAGTTAAATTCACTGTTACGAGCTCTAACAAATATATAATCTGATGTGATTGTTTCTTCTGAATTTAAAGCAAATGAAGCACCTTTTGAAATAGCATTATATAATGTAGTTGTATTTAACCCATCTGAATTGTTTGATCTACTTGGGGATACATTTATTGATTGACTTAATGCTAATGGATTTAATAGGATTGTTCCTAAATCAGGGAATACTAATCCGTATGAACCAGAATTAGCTACATATCCACTGTTTGGAAGAGAACCTGCTGTACCATTAGATCCTGAAATTAATTGGAATACTCTAGTAGTTCCTATGAATGAATTTACTAGGTTATCTTGAGAATCATCTGTAAGATTGATAATCCCTCCTGATCCGGAAATTTGTAAATTTAAAGATCCAGGGAATAAAGATTCTTTATATCTAGCTCTTTCTATAGAAAGGACCCAAAAATTTGATCCAGTTACTATATTTGTTCCTTTTCCAAAAACAAAATTAGCATTTTCGTCTTCTAAAATTAAAGCACGATATTGACCAAACATGGTTTTTGTTGGTGAATTTCCAGGTACAATACTATTAAACCAATCACTTCCACTTCCTAAAGCATCTGCATATACAATATCAAATTGTGTATCTGAGAGTGAAGATGAAGAATAAATACTTAAGTAATAATTACCAGAAGAACCTGCTAATTGGACTGAGGATGTAAAAAATGAAGTTAAGGTTGGATTTCCAGTTGACCACAATGTGGATGTGATTGAATCACTACTAACTACAAAATCTTCTGGGTCGAATCTTTTAAATGCCATTATTTATATTTTTAAACGTTTGTTTTGTTAATTGTTACGGGAATGGTTAAACGGGCACCACTGTCTAAACCTACTACTGTTAATGTAGCTGCTAATTGAGTATTAGAACCAAATAATGTATTTACTGTTGTTGCTCTTAAATTAATTTGAGAACCAATAACAGTTTGAGAAACATTTGTTCCTAAAGTTGTTGTTGTAGGAATATTTGAATTTGTTGCTGATGTAGTATTAATTCCAACCCCTGTAAATGTACTCATTAATCTAATATCCGAAATAGTAGCTGAATATCCACTGGTTTCGTATAATTGAGTATTACCTAAGAAGTTTAATGTTTGTGGTGTTATAGAAAGTGAAGCTCCTTGTTGTAATGTAACAGCACTGTATCCTAAATCAAGTACAGGTAATTTAGCTGTTCCACGAGGTAACGTAGCTAATTTATATTTCATTATTTGAGTTTCAATTGGAAAAGCCTCTAGTAAAGGCATGTTTTCAATTGCTTCTCCGTAAAATGAAGAACCTGAAGGGTGGTTTGGATTATATAAAGTATAATCTATTTCATCATCTGCTAGAGCAAATTGTGTAATTCTAAAAGAACCATCGTTTTTTGCTAAAAGTTCTCTACCTTTAGTTGTTAATATCGCGTCAATTGTAACGACTTGATTGTTTAAATATCCCATTTTTATTTTATTGTGAGTGTATTATACTAATAAATATTATTAAAGCAAACCTTTCTGTGTAAGATCGGTGATATATGTGTCAACGTTTTTATTTAATTCAGGAACTACATATTCAGGAGTTATAATATATGGGCCTGTTGAATTTATAGGTGCAAATCCTTCAAATAAAATTTGTGAAGCATCATCAACATATCTTCTAATTAAAAAATGATCTAGGTTAAAAGCATTTGAACTAGCACTAACTGGAAGGTTTCTATTAAAGTGGACTTCAATTGAACCGGAAACAGATTCAGGAAATATTCTTGAACCAGATCCTTCTTCAGGCCCATAAATTGTACCTACTTGATATGAAAAATCTTCTCTACCCTCAAATCTAAATTCATCTCCATATTCTATAGACCACGGTAACACTATTGGATTAAATCCAGAACCTGTTATACTAGTTTGTTTAACATTAGATTTATAAAGTTCAACTAATGTATAGTTTGATGATGTTATAATGTATGGATAACTTCCAGAATTTGGGAATTGCCATATTGAATTGACTCCGGAGGATGTTATTGGTTGTGTATATAGTGGATATTGTGAGACCCAAAGTCTTGGATTTTTAAGATTTAAATTAGAACCTTCAGCATAAATTTCAACATAAATAGTATCTCCTACCTCTAAATCTGAGGTTGGAATTTCAATAAAATCTATTCCTTGACCATTGAAAGAAAAACCACCAGCCCCATATAGTTGTCCCACTCCACCTTGATCAGGATAGTATACCTTATTAACTCCTCTTTGTTTTACTATTCTTCCATATGCTGGGAAGCCACTTGAACCCGGAATATTAATTGTATATTTTGTTTGAACTGAAAGGTTTACCCCGTCTGTTATAGTATTTGCAACAACAGTATATTCATTATTAGATACTGGAGTTCCATATGTTGTTTGGGTTAAGGGTACTTTAGTCCACGATTGAGCAGGTGGTGTGAATGGTGGAGTGGAAGGACTTGAATATAAAGCGGTATAGTTTCCTACAGCACCTTGATCAGAAGGAACAATATCTTCAAAACTCATTGTTGTATTCCACTGTGCATTTGGAGCACTTCCTGATTGGGTGTATAAAATAGGCTCAATACGAGACCCTCCTCTAATTACATTTCTATATTCTATAGCGTTTCCACTACCTACAGTATTTGAATTTATTCTAAATCTTTCTCCAGATTGGAATGTGCCTTGAACATTTGCAAGTGAATTTTCTGATGTGTTAGGGATAAAAACATCTCCATTTTGGTTAATTAGATATTTAACGTGAAGAGCAGATGCATTCATTCTTTCAGGTGGCCATCCTCCAATCCAATCACAATATGCAACCATAGTTTTTAAACTTTCTGCGGTTGGTGTTTTACCAAATGTTCCTATATCGCCTTCAGTCCATTTATTTAAAAATTGAGATGTTGATTTACTACCTAAATATCTTGGGATTATATGACGATTTAAGGTATAATTTGAATCTTGAACTGCTGCTTTCTTTGCACTTCCACTAATTAAAAGATCAAAATTAACTGGTTCTGTTATACCTGCTGAATAATCTACATCTTGGTAAGTTGTACTTAAACGAGTAAGTTCAACGTTATTTAATAAAGCATTTTCATCACTATTATAAAAATTAGGTGTTGTGATATAAGGTTCAAAAATAACAGGTTCACAATTTGAAGCACTAACTGCTCTACTTTGAGTAAGTAATAATTGAGCTGAGGTTATATTTATTGCTCCTCCAGATAGAGGTTTTTCTAATTTAATATAATATTGGTCGTTTTGGATTGGGTAAAGTGATGCAGTTAGTAATATATTAGTAGTACCAAGAGTATTATAATATTGTGATGATATTACAGTTTCAATATTATTTCTATTTTGAATTAAAGATATAGGGTAAGATGTACCAATACCAAAAGTTCCAGATGAAGTAATTGATGCTGAGAGGGTTAATAATGTATTGGGTGTGTTTTCAAATGTTAATATTCCTGAAGAGGTATTAAAATAGGAGGTTCCGTAATGGGGTAGGTTAGTTCCAGCTAATGTAGAATTCCAATTTATAACTGTTTTTGGAGAACCATTACCAACATTATATGATGCTGTTACAGATGATGATACAGTATAATTAAATACTTGGTTAGGCCAAAATGATGAGATATATGTTTGAGATTTATTTAAAGTGTATAAGTAATAATTTGGGTTTTCATTTAATACTGTTACATAATATGGAACATATGTTCCTAATACCGAATTATATATTACAACTTGAGTAATATCTCCTAATACAGTTGTATTATTACTTCCACTACAATCTATTTTTGCAATTTTTAAATATTGTGTAATCCATACATTATATGGAGGAGTAGGGGGTCCAAAACCAAAAATTCTAACAGGGTAATTATAAAATAATATTTCTCCGTTTTGAGGTGAAGTAACATTATTTAAAAAATTATCTTTAAAAGTTACATCTTCTAAAGAACTTGTAATTCCATAGTAATGAACTTGTTTATAATATGAATCTTGAACATCTAATGGATAAGATTGATTTAATACTTGAGTTGTAACTACTAAGTTAGAACCGCTATATTCACCGTTATAAAACTCATCTTGATTATCATGTAATACAAGTACCGATCCGGAAACTGTTGGGTAAGATTCGTACCAGCTTTGAGATATGTTGCTAAGGAAGTTAAATTGATTAACCATTCCTCCGGCACCACCATCAAAATGTTCTACAGTTCCTGGTTGGTAATCATTCCATTGGGGTTTTAAAGTTCCGGAAATGTCCAAATCTTCCCATTCAACTTGTGGTTGAGGGTATTTATTTCTTTCAAGTAAATGTTGTTTAATAACAACTCCAGAAGCAAGACTTGTACGTGCAGGTACAAAATCTTTAATCATTTTAAATAATGAATTATCGAAAAATTTAATTAAACGAATGAAATCTGTTAAATTGTAATTTTTAGTATATTTTTCAAAATATTCATTTCGTAAAGTATCTAAAGCAGGATATGACTCTGCTGAGGATGATCTTAGTCTTGGATCACCTATATAATCTCCTATGTTAAAATACCCAATTTGATTTACTATATCTTCATTAATTTCATTTTGTGGAGAAAATGCTACTTCAAGATAATTAATATTTTGAGTGTAACTTTGAGATACATTTGCCATTTGAGATAATGACATGAATGGAGATAAAGTATCTCCTTCAGGTATTACATTATTTTCTAAACGAATTTTATCATTAATTATATTTCTAACTCCTGCTACTGGTTGATCTGAAAAGAAATATTCTGTGTTAGGATTAAATAAAGGTATAGTAGAGAAATAAAAATTACTATCAGAGGGAAATGAATTTGTAATAGCCCATGAACCTGTAACTTTAGGGTGAATGGAAATGGATCCAGTGTATAGTTCTCCTCCTAAAGGAGCTCTAAAAATAAGTTCATTAGGGGAACTATTTATTGAATTTCCTTCAATTGAATATGGATTCATTACATAATCCTTAAATACACTTTCACTTATAGGGATAGTGTAATATCTTAATTCTTGAAAATAACCTTCAAAATTTTTATAGTTGATTGAGTTAAATGAAACAGGTCTTCCTAAAGATGATAGGGTGCTATTTGTCCAAGAATTATCTGAGGAAGTAATAGATGATGCTGAGTAGAAACCTAAAATGGTATTGTTATCTCCACCTTCATATATTTTATTAGATGTTACTAATTCAAAACTACTAGTTCCTCCTCCTAAGTTATGTCTATTTATCATTACTGACCACCAGTTTCCATCAAAAAATGGTAATAAAATGCTGGCTGAAGATAATGGGGAATTGGTGAAATCAGGATATAAAGTTAAGTTAGCATATTGATAGTAAGGATCAACAATAGATCCTGAATAAGATCCACTAGATAGTAAAGATCCTGTATAGGTTAAGGTTAAGTATGATTTGTCATCAACATACCAAATACTTTGAGAATAAGAAAAATTAGAAGGAAATCCTGAGGGTTTAAATCTAAACATTAATGAATTGGGAACATCATTTAATGAGGCCCAATCTTTATTTACTTCCCAATCAGTATATAGAAAGTTTTTATTTTTAGTATTAAATGAATAATTGAATTCATCTTGCCAATTATCCCAATCATTTGAATTAACTTTATCTTTTCCTCCAAATTCATTAATTCTTAATACAGTATCAGGAATACCATATGAAGTAATAAGAGCGCGCAGACCAGGCAAAGTACCTTTTGACTTGAGTAGGTATGGGATATTGTGGTAAATGCGTTTATATAGCGATTTATTTACATCATCTAACGGTAAATAATCATTGGATGCCGAAGTAAATACATTGATATATTCATATCCTGAAGGTGTAGGGAGTGAACCTGTAATATTTGGGAATGGGAATAAACCACCATCTGGGGTTAAACCTAGAAATGCTGTGTATAAATCTTCATTGGAAAAATTATTTTGATATAATTTAACTCCAAAATCTCTGATTGCATCCGCTACTATGTCTTTTGAAATACCATATTCTAAACGATTATCCGCATCATATTTATTTGTTACATCTTTATAATAGATCCAAATATTATCATAATGTTGACCCACCATGTCAATAAACAATTGATAATTGTCATTGCTTGGATCATTTCTTAAATACTCTGGGATTGCAAAAAATAAATTATCTGGGTTGGATAAATCATATTGTGAGGCCGAAAGTAAAAGACCTCCATAATATATAGAATTTTCATCTGAAGATCCTAACCAAGTTAATACTATTGGGTCTGTTGAAGAATAAAGTTGGTAAGGAGGTTCTGTTGTTGATTTGGGATAAGCAAATGAACCGCTTGAGTAATATAAATAATAATCATAACCATCAAAATTAGTTATAATATCTGTTATTTTAGCTTCATATATAGCTTTACTACTACTAACATTATTTGGAGAATTTATTGTAGAATCTAAAACAGCAATGGAAGCAGAGTAATCTTCTAATAATTCTACTTTATAGTAAAAATTTTCTAGTCTTGTCTTTGCAGAACTAAAATGTATAAAATTAGAAAAAGAAGTATAATCTACATTTATATCAATTTCTTTTTCTTCAAGTAAACTATTTATTTGATTTCTTGAACTAGTAAGAGTTGTTAAAACTAAATCACTATACGATAATGCTAATGTTGAATTGTTTACTTGATCTTTTAAATCAAGATTAAAATTAGGACCTCCTATTTTAACAGTATCATTAAATATTATAGGTTCAATTGGAAATGCTATTTGATAACTAATAGGATCTTCAATAGTAGTAACAACCCATAATGTACTATTTAATTCAATTGTATCAGGTAATGGTTCGTATAATTTAATTAATATAGTTGGGTTATTAATATCTTGATCATCTAATTCAATATTGTTAGCTAATATTAAATTATTTTCTCCAAAATTTAAATAAAAATCTACAAAATAATTACTTTCTTCTCTTTCTTTAATAAATGCATTAGTTTTTTCTACTAAATCTAAAAAAGGTAAATCTGTACTATCTATTCTTAATTCAGTTCTATCGGATGATATTTCAGATATGTAAAGATTTTCAAGATATGATCCTATTTTTTTATCAAAAAAGTTAAAAGAAGTAATATAAGTACCTTGAGAAAACCCATTGTTAATTAATACTTTTTCAAGATCAATGTTGATTTGAGAAATACTATTATTATTACCTGAGGATTGTCCGTTATTTAGTACAGTGTATTGGGAAAAATTATATTCTAATGATAAAAGAGTTTTATTAGGATCATATATAAAAAGTTCAATATAACTATCAGATGTAAATTCTTTATTGATGTTAGAAGTAGGGATTAATGTTACAACTTGAGAATTATATTCTGTGGTGGAATTTAAACCTTGACTACTTACTTGAGTAATTTCTACAGCCATTATATTATATTAGAGGATGAAATTTGTAAATCTATGTTTTGTTTTTGAGTATCAAGTAATTCAATTCTCAATTGAGCTATTTCATTTTGTAAAGCTATTATTTCTTCTTGGTTAGCTTCAAACCCAATATATTCACTACTTTTTTTAATTAAATATTCATGTGAATTAAATTCTCCTTTTTCTGGGATTAGGTAAAATAAATCATTATACATATCAAAAAAATCAGTAACCGTGGGTTGGGATTCTATTTGATCTGAGATTGGTTGGACTCCTAATTGGGTAAAAGAGGTATCTATTACTTTAGAATATGCATTTTTATCAAATACACTTTTATTAAATTGAATTTCTTCGGCCATTAGTTAATAACTTTAAAATAATAATCATCATCAAATATTAATGTAGAACCATCAATTATAGTTTTAATTAAAATTTTATAATATCTTTCTGGTTCTAATCCACTCATGTAAATATCAAAATAATTTCCTTTTGAATTAGCACTTATTTGAGTATATTGTTCATCGAAGTTAATAACAAATTCATTAGTAGCCAAGTCTTTTATGGCGTAGTATGAAGAAGTAGGTAAATAATTTAAATTAGTAAATAATGAAGAGGTTTGATATACCCTAGCAGGATATAAAGGACTTACATTTACATAAAATCTATTTACACTGTCTGGGTAAAATGATTCTGGATTTTCAGATAAAGATAATTTTAAATCTGGGGTGTTTACTATTGAAGATGGGGGGATTGTTATTGAGGAATAATCTCTCCATCTAAACTCTAATTGAGGGGGATAAATTGTATTGGTATCAACACTATAATATTTTAAAATAGGTTGAATATTAGGATTAGTTGAAAATTCAAATTCATCTGTAAGTTTACAAATAAATCCGTAATTTGGAATAATAGATCCATTCCAAAGATCTACTATTGAAGTAACATCTAATTCAATATCTTTTACATCTCTTAATCCAAAAGATATATCTGGTGAACCATTAAGTGGTAATGGTGTTGGTATATATCCAGGAATAACATATCCTACAGTTACATATGAACTAGATAAGTTATTAAAAAACCAATTTCCTCCACCAAGTTCAGAATAACCAGGGTTATATGAACCTGTAATAAGATATCCATTATATGAACCCGTAAATATCCATTGTCCTGAGCCTGAAGTAGAGGAAAATTCCCATGAGGCTCCATTTTGTTCTTGGGGTGAATCTAAATAATATCCGGTACCATTATTCCATGATTGAGCAATAGGATATATTTCAAGTGATGTATCTGTAGAAATTCCTTGAGCAGTTGCAATAAAGTTTTTTAAATATATTTGATATAAATTTCCATTAATTTTATTAGAAATTATATCTTGAATTTCTTCATTATCAAATTGAGTTAAATATCTTGATACTGTGGGAGACCCCGCAGAATTTAAAATATTTGAAATTTCTAAAATAGAATCTAACCCAGTATTCATTAAAGGATATCCCGAATAAAGAGTAGTATCTTGAGACGGGAATATTTTATAAACAGCCATTTATGTTATTTTATTATAAATATGCTATTATAAAGGAACTACTTTACCTTTTATATCAATACTAGGGTATCTTATTTCAAAAATGCTAGGATCTAATGATGGATATATAACTGAATTTTGAGTAGCTGCTGTTATATCATAAGCATATTGGGAATATCCTATAGATGTTCCTGCAAGGTTTGTTATAATAATATTTTTAACAGTTTGAACTCCTTTTATTTTATCTAAAATAATATATAAGTCTTTCATCATAATAGGTTGATTTAATTGCCAATTATCTATTTGAAAAAGGTTTTGCAATTCACTTATACAAGATATTATTACTTCACTATTATTATATTCAGGGCGAACTATTATTTCAAAATTAATACCTATATTAATTATATAAGCATCTTTTATTTCAACATTGTCTCCAATCATTCTATATTGGGATAAATAAGTTCGTAAATTATTTTTTAATGTATTATTAGCATAATCTAATTGACCATTTGAATTTAAAGATAAAACATATAAATTTAATGTTTCAATTGTTGAAACTTGGTTATCTGTTAGTTTAGGTTGTTCAATATATGCTTTTGTTATTGCACCATAATCAGAAGGCATACTTAAAGCTCTAATTAAATAATCATCTGCTGTAACTGAACGTTTTTGGGAAGCAACTAATGATAATGTATTTTGTCTAATTTCTTCTAAAGTATCTCCTCCTCTACCTCCAGCAGCTGGGATAGGGTTAGTAGAAGCTAATGTATTAAAAATATAATTTGCTGTAGTTGAATTAAGGGTTGGGTTATTAAAACTAGCATTAGTTGTATTTAATGAAGTTAATGTACCAGCAGCTACATTAGAATTAACTCCCCCTCCTGTTAAATATCTTACTGTTAATGTTGTGCTTGAAGGTGCTATTCCATAAGTTCCTGTATAAAGAAAATTTACAGGAGAATATGCTTGTGTTAATTTATCTTTTTTAAATGGTAACCCTAAACCTACATTATTTGGGTTAGGAGTTATCTCTTCAGTTACATTTTCTGGTGAACCTGCTCCAAATTGTATTTGTAAATTTTGTAGAGAAGTAAATCTAGTAGCAAATCTCCTAGCAACTTTTTTAAGTTTTAATAAATATGGAGTATCTTTATCACTATTAGGGTCATTTATATTAGTATTTTTTATTGTATCTAAAACCATTTCTTGCCCTAAATGATCTACTTCATACCATTGATTACCATCAGAATCAAATACATCTAATATTTTTATAATATTTGGAGAACTTAAATTAACTGAATTAAACGGGATTGGGTTAGTAAAATCAAAAGTTTGGACATTAATTATAGATGATATAGCAGTTCTAGATTTTTTAAGTAAAAAATATTGTGGTGTATTTCCTGAGATTTGGTAAACTGAAATTTCTGTAGGGTCTTGGGAGCTAGAGATAGAAAAATCTATTCTATCTTGAATAAGGAAATTTATTCCGTTTTGAGATGATACAGATGTATTTTCTTTTAAAGTTAATGCATAATCATAATCTGGTATAACTAATCCACTAACAGTTTTAGCTGGGAGTTGTTGGTAAAAATCTATGGTTGTTTGGGCAACCCCTGTAGTTTTTGGTTTATATCCAAACATATATGCTAAATCAAATATATTATTTGTTTGTTGGGCATATTGAATGAAATTTTCTTGAAATTGATTATCTAAATAAAAACTTAGAATATCACCAACATATGATGCTTGTTCCATAAACATCATTCCTGGGGATGTTGGGGAAAAATCATTATAGGTGGATGGAAAATATGTTTTAGAATATTCTATCAATCGTGATCTAAATTCGGAAAAATCCCGATTTATGTATTTTATATCTCTATTTACTGAAGCCATTTATTAAAAATTAAATAATATATTATTTGAAGTGTTTTGGTAAGAATATTTAAGATTAACTGTAAGTGAATTAGATACATTTTGAGTTTCAAACACATCTAATGAAATTACATTTACTGAAGGAAAGTAGGTAGATAATTTATTATTTACATCAGTTTTTAAATTACTTAAATCTCCATCAGATATTTGTTGAAATAAAAATGATCTTAAACCACCTCCAAATGTTGGGTTTAAAGGAATCTCTCCGGGTTCAGTTAAAAAAAAATTAATAAGATTATTTTTTATAGCTTCTTGAGTAGTATAATTTGAAGTAAATACAGAAGGACCATTAAAAGGAATATTTACCCCAACAGCAATATTTGGATTTAAATTAAGGGGGTCAATATATTGAGGATTAATAGGCATTATTTACTCATTAATTTCATTATTTGGTCCATTCCTATTTCACCTTCTCCTAAACTTCCATTTATAGGATCAACTGATTGAGGTCTAAAGGGTTGTTGAACATCATTTGATGTAAAACTTAAAGCTGTTTCACCTAAAATATCCATATATTTTGATTTCAAATCCATTGTTGGTTGAGTAAAAGATGGTTCTGGGGTGTGAGGGGGTGGGTTGTAAGCTTCTCTAACTAATTGTTTAGGTGCTTTAATAGCTTCTAGTAAGATGTCTTTCAATTCTTCTTGAATTGCTTCTTTAACTGCTTCTTTAATAATTTTTTTAAAATCTGTGCTTTTCATATGTTTATAAATATAGGGTTAATCGGTTTTTTCAACAGTTGTTCCTTTTATAGGTTTATTAGTGTCACCAGATACTATAGTACCTGCGGTTTTTGTAATTTCATTTTGAGGAGGGATATATAAAGAGTACTTAGTAAATTGAACATGTTTTTGAAGTTTTTTACTAAAAAATGAAGTTAATTGTTCCGCGTGCTGTCCTTTAATTTTTCGATTTTTAGGTGGTATGATTTCATATTTTCCTTTTAAAGAAATTACTTTCAATTTTTTACCCTCTAAATCTTTGGGAAGATTAAAGGTAATAGGGTTAGAATAATTATAATTTCCCTTTTCTTTTTTAAAGTATTGTAAAGATATATTTATACCTGTATATTTCTTATCTGAGTTAAGGAGATAAAATGATGGTGTATCTGCAGTTTGGTCGGGGTAATATAAAAATTCTAAAGAATATTCTCCATCAGGGATAGTAACATGTCTATTACTCCATTCCTCAAAAGCAATACTAGCAAACCTAACTGTTGTATTAATTGACCATAATGATTCTGGATCAACTGTGGTGGGGTCTTTTACTATATAATCATCCATTTTAATCTGCTTTTAAATTATTCTGTTGTATATAAAATACAAGCTCGTCTATTAATATCTGATCAATTGAGCTAAAAGACCACTCTCCTTTAAGCATTATTACACCTTGTTTATTTTGAGCAATAGCTCTTCTACGTTTTAGTGAATTATTTGTATTTTCAGTTTCAACTATCATTTCAAACCCATTTACATTTGTTACTACTGGTATTTCTGTAGATTGTTGGATAGTTAAATTAGTTAAATCTATAGCTATTTGTTCTTGATCATCATTAGGATAACATGATTGAATAAGTAAATCTAATAAATTTAATAATTGTAATACTTGTGTTAATATTTGCCTTAATAATACTAATATAGAAAGTATTCCAACATTAATTTTTTTTAATGACGATAATCTTTTATCTAAAATATCTATAATTTTAGTAACATTTGCAGGAACAGGGACAGGATTAGCTAATTGAAGGTTAAGAGCAATTTCTAAACCTTGAATAATACCCCCAGTAATACCTAATGTTTTAGTAGTAATATCTATTACTTTTAAAGTATTATTTAATTGTTTAACTAATTTATTTTTTTTATCAATAATATCATTTATATTACCTTGGGAAGGGCAACTAATTTTTTTCTTAAGTTCTGCTAAAATTTTATCTTTATTTTGACCAGCTAAATCGGTAGCTTTAGTAATTCCAAATCCTGCTACTAAAGTTAGTACTGTTGGAATTAATATAGTTTTTAGATTGTTTACTTGATTAGTTAATCGTTCTTGAGCAAAATAATTAAAATCTTTTTTATCTTTAGATAATTCATCTATTTGAGCTTTAGTAAGTTGAGATGCATTTATTTTATCTTGTTCTAATCCTTTATTTAAAGGGTTTAATTTAATAACCCCTAAATCATTTTTAGCAGTACCATCTCCTTTATATGGTATTATTTCTAATGATTCATATCCCGGGGATTTAATTAAGAGTTTATTAGGGATATTAGATCCAGTTGTTTGAATAGATGAAGTTAAATCTGTTTTAAATTCCCCTTTATTATTTGAAGTAATCATATGTTAAAAGGATTAATATCACCGGGTACTGAAATCCCAAATGGATTAGATTGGGTTTCAGTAAGTAATGTTGGTTGTAAAGGGGTTAATGAAGTAGGAGGAGATTCAATAACTTCAATCGTTATATCATTTACAGGTTGATTTGTATCTAAAGATACTACTATTCCTGTTGTTTTAACTATAGGATTAGAGGGAATAATATTTTGTAAAATTTTATAGTATTCTATAGTTTTAGATGCTCTTAATCCTCCTTCTAAACGAGCTGCATTTACTCTATAAGTAACTTTATCAATATTGTTAAATTCTACAGCTCCAGAATTAACAATTTTAAATAATCCTCTATTATAGAAATAAAATATAGCTGATGATATAATATGTTTTCCTGAGACTTGGTCAGGATCAGTCATTATAGTCTGGTCTTGTAAAAAATCAGCAAATGCTTGATAATTAGATTTTCCGGTTAATTGGATTGCTCCTCTTCCACGATAATTCCATCCATCACCTGAGGCTACATCACCATTTCCATTTATACCAGCATATATAAAATTAGCTTTTACTTCACCTGATTTAGGACCTAAAGTATCAGCAGTATATTTTGGGTTAGCTTTAACTTTTATTTGTCTTTCTTGTTTAAATCTTCCTGAAAATATGTTACCCATTGTCTTAGCAGACCATGTAGTTTTTTCACTAAATGCCATAAATCCTCCAGTTTCAACATATGCTTGACCTAACACATAAGACATTTCTTTAGCATTTAAACTATAATAAAGTGCTGTAGCTTTAATAGTTTCTAAATCAAATTTTCCTGTTACAGGAGAATCTACAAATTTTTGATATTCTATAATAATGTCAGATGAAGTCATATTAAATTACTTTTACAAAATTGGATTTTAAATTATTTAATTGAGCTTTAATCCTATTTAAATTGGTTTCAGCTATTGATGCTACTGGTCCTATTGTTGGGTCAGAGGATGGAATACCACTAGGCCATATTTGTATGGTTTTTAAAGCTGTAGCTAAATTGGAAATCTCAGTAGTTAAACTTTTTAAAAGTTCTACAGTATCATCTCCTTTTAAAACTGATTGGGATGCATCTTTAGAACCTAATCTAATATCATTTCCATCAATATAAACTTCCTTAGCTTCTATGTTGATACTTTTATTTGAAGATAATCCTACAGATGTTTGTCCACTTATAATAACACTATCAGATTTTGCGTTTAAAATCACTCTATCCGAATTGAGTATTATCTGGGGTTTACTAAAGGATGATGGGGATGGTGGGGGTGTTGAATATGAAACAAAATTTTCATTTGCTATACTAAATGGTAATTTTTGATAAGATGTTAAATAAATTGAAGATAAATCTGTTTTAATATTTTCAGTTATAGGAATCCAACCATCGTTATTTGGTGTTGGGGATTGACCATTTCTAAAAATAGTAATAGGATCTCCATTTTTCCCAACCTCAGACCAATTATTTTTCTTTTCACTTTGTGATTTAGATGTACTACCTAAACGAATACTTTGACCATGTCTTCCTTCATGTATTATATCTCCCATAAAAGGCATTAAAGATCTTATATTAGTTTCTTCAATAAAATTATTTTGGCTGGGGTTGTTTGGGCTATTTAATTCTATTTCAGTTTCTCCATCTTCAACTCTTCTAACATTTCCTCCTTCTGTAGTTTGATAATCTTGTTGTTGTGAGTCTGGGAGGGTAGAATTAGTAACTAAGTTTGGGTAAGCATTATGGTGAGGATGATTCCATATTCCCATAGCATTCATATAATAATATGATGTACTTGAAGTAATATTACCTATTCCTTGATCTGGGAGTTTTAGTAAAAGTACTATTTCATTTATTAAAGGGTAAGTTTTGGATTGAGGATCATAGGGAAGTGCAAATTCACTATTTGATCTTGTCCCTAATGAGTTTACTACTTCAAAAAATATAGCTCCTATTCCATTCCACTGTCCTACTTTATTAAAATATGGATGATTTTCATCCAAAACAATATCTATTACCCTAGCAGAAACTATAAAATTTTGTAGATTTAGAATTTGATTATTAAAGTCAGAAGTAGCTAAAGTAGTTGATATGGTTACTCCTTGATTTGAATTAGCTATTCCGGTTTTATATAAAGCCATTAATCTTTAGGGTTAAATTTCTGTACTTCGGATAATAATTGAGCTTTTTCTTCTTGGGTCATTCCAAATCCTTCTTCTTCTGATTTATTTGAAGCTAGGGCACGTTGAACGATAGTAGCCATTTTAACTAATTGTTCATCGTTTTTAATACCTAATTCCATATATTCTTTAATTAATGGAACTATTAAAGTAGCATCACCAATATCGTTAATTAAAGGTTTTAATTCACCTATTAAAGCAGATATTTGTACTTCTTTTTTCTTTTGATTATCGTAAATTTCTTTTAATAAATCGGAAAATTTTTTCTTACCAAATATATTAGATTCTAAATTACTCATATTGTTGTTTTGGGTATAAATATGAGAATGTATAAGGATTAAAAATTTATATATCCATTCTCTAAATAAAACACATAGTGTTTTTTAAATACATCGTAAAGAACATTTGCTATTTTTGTGATTTTTGGTGTTTTAGCTTCAGGAACCATTTCATGAATATAAATGTATAAAGCTTTCTTATTGAATATATCTATTTGATCTCTCTTTCTAAATAACTCTAAAACAGCATCTGCAATCTTAGCATCATTTTCTTTTGGGAAAAAAGTATATAGATTTGTAGTCATATATTCAGTATACTGATTTAAAAAATGAGATAGTTTATCTACTTCACCTGAGGTTTCTATAGTATAAGAATGAGTATCATCTTTTAACAATTCATCAGTAGATACTTTACTGATTTTAGATTTGTAATTTTTATCATTATACAATATACACCAACGTTTTACAATAGTACCAAAATAAGAATATGCTTTAGCTCCATTATGTGGGTTAAATAAATGGATCTTTGACAATAAAAATACTATTATTTCATGTTGTAAATGTTCTAAATTTTCTACTTCAGTATGGTAAAACTTAAAAGTATGAATTATATTTTGAGTCAATTTAAAAAATGCGTAATGAATTTTTTCTTCGTATATTTTACTTCGTAATACGGGATCTAAAGTATTATTATATAATACAATGGCGTTCTCAGTTTCTTGAGTAAAATAATTTTTACTTTTAGCTTTTCTTACCACTTTTTTAGTTGAATTTTCTAATATTAAATTCATTAAGGATTTTTTGGATTTCTACTATCGATTGGAAAATTTGTCCTACATCATCGTCTTTTTCAAACATCCCTGCACGATCTATTTCTTTTAATTTTTTATCAGAAATTTCAATTACTCGAGATAAACGATCAAGATAAGAAAGATAACCCGAAAGAATATCCTCTGATTTTTCTTGTTTTTTCATTAGATTGAAAGTCGTGAACCCTAGGATCACGACTAAAATTGCTAATACACAAACTGTTATTATTAAAGCTATCATAAACTATCAAATAAATTTTTCAAACCTTCACTTTTAAATGAACCTAATGCCTTTTCCTTTGTTGAGGTTTTCTTAGACATGTTTGGTTTATTCCCCAATGTAAAACTTTTCTTTCCGACATCCACGGACTTCTTACCTTCTTTTAATTTAGGTAACCATTCACGTTCGAATTCAATACGTGCTGCCATTAAATCTGCCTGATGTAATATAAAAGGTAAAGATGTTCTTGGTTTTTGTTCTGGCATAAATGCCATGAGATATTTTTTATTTGCTTCATCATATAAACCATCATGAGTCTGGATAGCAATCATTTCATTAAATGTATAAGATATACCATGGGATTGAAGCATAAATAATCCTCTATCTGGGACTGATGAAAATGGAACTTTAGTATTAAACATATAATCCTCTCCAAGTTTATCTTTTCTCCACTGATCAGTTTGAGGGATGTATGAATCTTCTTCTTCACTTCCCATTTTACCTAGGTCATGATTTAATGCTGAGAATATTAATTCTTCAGATGTAAAAGTAGTCATGTCAGCTCCTTCACTTGCCCATAAGTCATACTGTTTTAAAGCACATCGAATAACGCGTAAAACATGTTCCACATATCCTCCAGGGAAAGCATTATGATATTCTTTTTTATGCGCGGCAGGCATTAACATTAAACGTTCAGAATATTGATTATAAAATTCTAAAACTTTTTCTTTACGTGGGGATGTAATATAACCATCAATATAAGACATTAATTCTTCCCAATTGTCTTGGATTTGTTCGGCTGTTAAATTCATAACT